AAAGAAGTAAATGATGCTAAGTCAGAATCATTTATTAATCAGTTGACTACAGCATTTGAAACTAACACACTTGACTTTTTTAAAGATCACTTAAACTCTTTCAAACAATACACTCCTGAGGAGTTTGAAGAGGCATTAGGACTTGAAAAAGGAACAGGTGCGGAGTATCAAGCAAGAATAGATGATATTCTTACACATGCTGATAATATGCAAAGTACCTATAAGAATCTGAACCAAAAGTATCCAGACCAGATAAACCTTGATGACTATAAAAAAGGTAGTGATGATTATAACAGAGCTGCCATATATAAGTCATCTTTAGCAGAAGGTAAAAGAAATGCAGTATTTTTTAAACATACATATGATGACACCATGTCAAGAATGTATGATATATCAAGTACCCTATTGACTGAAAAACCCTTGAAGAATATGTCTGCAGGGGACATGCAAGCAATCTTTGAACCATCTAGAATGAAATCTGAGATGGAGATGATGAGATATGAGATTGAGACATTAAGACAATCAGGTAAGGCTGATGATTCTGCAAAAGCAGATAAGATAGAAGGCAAGATAGCTGCTATGGAGAATTTCCTTAAGGCACTTAATTATAGAAGTAAACATTATGCGGCAGACCCAAGTAAAATTAAATCAGATTTTATTGATACTCTCACTGATGAACAGAAAGAACAAATAACTGAAGAGGAACTAGATGAGTTACTTGACAGAGAACTTGAAGCTCAGAATATGGTTAGAAGGTCTGATGAGTCTGATCTTAAAGTTAATAACCTATTTGAGAAAGCTTACAAAGATTATCTTAAAGCTGTGGCTAACACAACAGATGATACTTACTTTGATGAGGCTGCTGATAAAGCCTTTGAGAAAATCCTAGACTATTATAACTTAGAGAAAGAATCCAGAGACATGGCTAAGTATGTTAACTTGCTTAACAACCCTGGAGACTTTGCTGATCTAGTTGAGAGACACTTTGAATGGAAAAAACAACTATGGGAAAATAGAAAAGATTACTATAGAGATCAAGTTCAAGCTAGTATGAATGCATTTGCAGACAATGCTCTGCTTAACCAATTGGCTGATGAAAATTTCTATGTAAGCTTAGATGACTTTGAAAGATGGCAAGAGACTGGTCAGGTACCAGATGAATTCTTTAATGACCAAAAGAATATAGTTGTAAGAGAAGGTATGGCTGAGTATGATAGATTTTCTGCAATTTTTGATGCAGCATTTCTAGCAAGACAAGCTGGTGTTCTTGATGAGAACCTTAACTATGATGAGGAGCTTAAAAAAGAACTTGAAGAGCTTGATACACAAAAGGCCCAAGAATTAGATGCCCTTCCAAAAGTAGAAGTAACAACTCAATTGGATCCTGTTGAAGCTACTAAAGGTTCTAAAGTTACAGCTAAAGATATAGAAGATCAAGTACAGAATACTGAGTATATAGACATTACATTTAAAACCAAAGAAGGTCAAGATGAGATTAGTCTATACAGATCAGAAGATGGTACTTTTACTAATGTGAATACAGGTGCTCTTGTTGATCTTAAATCAATGAAACTAGATATTATTGACAATAAGAGATATACACAAGATTTAAAACCGGATCCGGAACAAGCTCAAGAAATTGAGAATGTTTACAAAAACAAAAAGGCTGATGTTATAAACAAGTATGCTGAGAAAAAAGCAGCACAAGCTGAAGCAGAAGAGGAAGCTCCAGTAGCTAAAGCTGAAGCTAAGAAAGCTGAGCCTGCAGTATACAGTGCAACAGATGACTTTAGTACTCTAGATAAAGCCTTACAAGATCAATTACAAGAAGCATTTATCAAAAACTTTCCTGAAGCTGAAGAGTTTGATGATGAGCAGTTCTTTAATGAGCTTAGAGCATTTACCAGAACTAGTGGTGTAGCTAGAAGAATCATTGATGAATATAACAAGAAATCTAAACTTACTGCTGCTACTGAAGTTACAGGAGTTCCAGAGAAACTAGTTATAAAGTTATCAGGTAAGGAAGTTGATTTAACTGATCAACCAGAGTCTATCATTAAAAAGAACAGACAACTTCTTATGATGCAGATTAATAACATGCAGAATAAGTCTAACAGAACTCCTGATGAGAACTTGATGCTTGCAGAAGCTAAAGCTGATAAAGCCAAGATTGATAGATATCTTAAGAGTAGAGATACTAAAGAGATATCTGAAAAAATGCAAGAGACAATTAACAGGTTACAACTTGTATTTGATGCTCAGGCTAAGCTGGAAAAAATTAATGAGGCTTACTATGTAGATAACCAGTTAATGAGAAGGGTTACTAAAGCTATTGAAGAACTTGGTGTAACTGAGTATTCCTACTCAGATCAGACTAAAGTCTTAGCTTCTGTAAATCAGACACTTGTAAAAGATAAATCTATAGAAGATTTTATTGCAGATCTGAGAACCAAAAGACCTAGTGGTTTTAGTGAGTACACATACAATGAGCTTCAAAAAGAACTAACCTCTATAATGAAGGAGAAAAAACTAACTCCTGAAGAAATTAGAGATGAAGTTATGGCCATAGTCAAGGAGAAGACTTATGAAGCTTCTAGAATTGCAGGTAATTATATTGATAACCAAATCAAAAACATATTTGATCCTAAGATAGGTAAACCTGTATTTGATGAGAATAGTATAACTAGAATAGCATATAATAATTTATTTGGTCCAGAAGGTATTGTTACAGATCTTAAAGCTAAGTTTGATAGAAATGAGATTGCAGTATACACCAAGGACATCAGAGTATTTGATAAAGATGCCGGTATAGCTGGTGAGATAGACATTATTATAGTGGATAGAGATGGTAATGTAAAGATTGTTGATGTTAAAACAGGTGAGTCAAACAAGTGGAATAACTTCCAAGATAAAAAGAAGTTTGGCTATCAGAAACAACAAGACTATATCTTACAGCAAACAGCATATGCTAACTTGTTATTTAACATGACAGGTCTTAATGCTTCTATAGGTATATTTCCAATTGAAATAACTAAAGATGATGAGACAGGTAAAGTACTAAGTGCACAGTCTCCAAAAGTTGCTTCAGGTTTATTACCAGGTTCATATGAAATTCCCCTTGATAAATCTCTTTACCAAAAAGAAATTGACTCTATCATACCTAGAAAAGGTGTAGCAGTTGAATCTAAAGAGTCAGCAGAGGCAGCTAATCTAGAAAGCATTCCAAGACAAGATGCGGATGATGTTCCGTCACCTGCAGTTAAAGCTCAAGAGACTCTTGAAGAAAAACCTATTGGTGTTGGAAAAGGAGATCCTGATATGGCTGCACAACTTGCAATGAAGATCAGACTTGCTAAATCTAAAGATTCTATTAAAGCAGCACAAGCTAGCTTAAACAAAGCTGTTAAAAAACTCAGTGCGGCAGAAGTTGTTGAATTATCTAACCAGTTACAAGAGAAACTTGACTCATTATCTGAAGGAGTTCTGAAATTAAATAAAGAAAATCTCAAAGAAAATGACAAACTTATTGTAAAAACACCTATATTTATAAGAGGGGCTAAGTGGGCCATTTATGGAAATACTTTAGTCATAACTGATGTAAGTGATACAGGAGTTACTGTTAGAAAAGCTAGAGGTAAGAAAACAGAAAACCTTACATTTGCACAAGTAAATGCATTAACAACTTTAAAAGATAGTCTAGAAGACATGAAAGCTACAACTGAAAAACCTTTAACTAAAAAAGAACAAGATATAGTTGCTAAGTCTAAAGCAAATATTGATGAGTTTGTAAAAGACTTTAATAGATTAGATGCTATTGAAGCTGAGGCAGATTCAATGAGTATTGAAGACTTAGAAGAAAGATTATTTAACCAAAATATTTGTGAGTAATGGCTATTACATGTACACTGGGAAACCAGCAGTTGGAGGTATTATATGCTGTAGTTTATAAAAACATGCAAAATGTTCCTGAAGGAACACCCTTTGATGTTAGAACTTTAATGTCTAGACTATATGAGCAACTTAGAGAAAGACAGGGTGAAGGTCCTGCTGTTGAGTATGTTCAAGCAATTCCTTATCTTGCTGGTATATTAAGTTATAGACTAGATGATGTTGAGATAAGTCCAGAGACTGATCTTAGAAATCTAGCTAGAACTCTAATGAACCCAGAGACTGGTTATGCTGAAACTCTTAAAATAGTTAGTGGAGGTTTAACACCAGAACAACTTAGTATTATAGCTGAGGCAGAAGAAGAGGCAAGTGAAGATGAAGAACCTGTGCCAGTTAAACCAAGACCAGAGTTTAAAGATACAGATGATTATAAAGCAGACAGTGCTTTTAGCTCTACATTTGAAGAGTACCTTACAGTAGACCCAAATAAAAAGCCTGAAAGCTTTGCAGAACAAATAGACCCAGACAAATCATATATCTATGCTACTCTTAGAAAGATAAATGATGAGATGAGAAATGATTTAGGCAGAGATCTTAATACTGATTTTGTTTTCCAGGGTAAAACTTTGAAACTAAAAACAATATTACTATCCAAGCTTTCAGTAAATGATAGAACTGAGTACAGTAATAATTTTGTACTAAGAGCTAATAGCATTAAGAATCCGGATCCTAAAGTAAAAAAACCAAATGAGATTGTTGCTCTAGTGGTTACTGATGAGAAAGGAAACTACATTTACTTTGACAATAATGGTAATGTATCCACTAAAGAAAAAGGTGGTAGAATGGTTTACCAAATGATGCGTGATGCCAGAAAAGAAGGTGACAAATATAGAGTTACTGATATCTATGGTAGAACAGATCAAATTCAAACTCCTGAACAGATTGCTGAGAACATGATGAACTTCATGGGTTATAAAGACAAGGCTGCATTTGAAGAGGGTGAAAAGATGTCATACTCAGACTTTGTAAAAAATCTTGCTGAAGAACAACAAAAACAATTCAAAGCTCTATATGAGTTAAGAAACTCTATTGTAGAAGGAGGCAAATCAAAGTTACTTAAGTTAACTAGTATCTCAACCGGTGTTAGAATTAAAACTGACCCTAATCAAAAGGTAACTTTACAGAATCTTTCTGGACAATTCCCTATGAATAGCAATGAGATATTAAGTAGTATGATAATACTTAATACTCCATCAAAAGGATTTGAGGCCGGTGCTGCAGTATTAAACATTGAAGGTGAAACTTATAAGGTAGATAGATCAGATATAACAGAAGACTTAGCAAGAAAGATAGCTAAAGCTCTTACATCTAGCTTATCTGATGAAGATAAGAATACTTACTACTCACAGTTCTTTGTAGACAAAGGATTCTTTGGTACTAAAAGACACTATGCTGCATTTAAAAAAGGGCAGTTCTTGTTTACATATGATACATATACTGAACAAGAAATGAAAGCGGATAAGGCTAAAGCTCAGTCTAATAAAAGACAAGCTATAGATTTAAAGTCACCTACAGCTGAAGAAGATATCTATAAGATACTTATGTCAGGTAAGTCTAGTGCTAGTGGTGCAAAATTCCCAGCCAAGATTAGATATGATGATACAGCATTGGATCAAGAAGTATATCTTGACTTTCAAGATGGTAAATTAGTTCCTGCTAACTACCTAGACTTCTTAACTACTCTTCCTGCTCAGATATTTATAAATGGTGCTAAGGCTGTGCCTTTCTATAACTCATACATGAGATTCAGAGTTCCAACAGAACTTAGTGAAAAGATAGATGCTGCTGCTGAAAAGGCCAAAGAAGATGCTGAAAAGAAATCTGTTGTAAGAACTAACAAAGATGATCTTGCTGATGCTATCAAAGCTTCATCTACAAAGAGTATGACTACCACAACTATTGGAGCAACTGCTGCTGGAACTACTGTTGATGGTAAACCATATGCTAACTTTAAGATTGCTAATCCAATCAAAGAAGGCCAAGGAGTTAAAATATACTTGGAGCAAAAACAAGAATCTGAGAATTTTAAATTTCCAAAGCATGGACAGAAAGTTCTTCTTGAAGTTGCTACCATAACTGTAGATAACAAAGTCATACCAGATGTAGTACAGGTATTTGATTATACCGGAGACAAGAAAGGTATCCTACTTGGACAAGCTGCAGAAACTGATTATGCAAATGATGAAAAAGAAAGAGATTACACTGCAGAGCCAGGAGATATAATTGAAGAAAAAGTTGAAACAAGAACTCCAGTTGAGGAAAAGATCAACCAGGTAATAAACAATCCATCTGTATCTCAACCTTCTGATAAAGGTTCAGGTATAAGTAAGTTGTTTAATCTTAAGAGAAAAAGTACATTACCACAGGGTGTAAGCCGTAGTCAAATTGAAGATGCTAAAACTTGGTGGAGTAAGTCTCCACTAAATAAGTATATTGAGCTTGATCATCTAGCAAACATAGTAAACTCTGATGCATATGCAAGATTCATAGTTGACGGTAATACTCTTGCTAATGGAGGTAAGCTAGCTAAAATAGAACTGTACAAGTCAGGTTCATTTGCTGATGTATACCATGAAGCATGGCACGGATTTTCTCAGTTATTTCTAACTAGAGATGAGAAGACCAAACTATACAATGAAGTGCTTGCTAATGATCCTGAATTAAAAAAAGCATCTTCTTATAAAATTGAAGAAAAGATTGAAGAAAAGCTTGCTGAAGATTTCCGGACATATGCTTTAAACCAAAAAGCTAAAAAAGGTTCTCCAGTAAGAAATACTTTGTTTAGAAAAATCTGGAACCTCATTAAAAAATTATTTGGTGTACCTGGAATACAAGACATGTCTCCTAATTTAGTAGAGCAGAATGATACAGTTACTGAGTTTTTCAATAAACTTTACATGGCCAGCAGTAATCCAAGTTTATTAAACATATACACTCCACTTGTAGATAATGTAATGTTTGATATACTTAACAGAGGTATCAATAATGTTAGTCAACCTAAGGAGGATTCATTAAATAAACAAGATGCTGTATTAGTTTCTGAGTCTATAGATTCTGTTATATCAGAAATAGTTGATGAGGTAAATAATGACCCATCTAATAACTATGGTAAGTCCGGTACTCTAAAACTTTTAACAAAATCTGAGAACAAAGTTCAGTTATATGAACTTGTAAGACAAAGATTTCAAGAAAGACTTAGACAAATACAAGGAGAAGGTCCTGGCAAGATTACATACATGCCAGAGAAACCTTTTAATAGCTTCCAAGATGCTGATGCATTAGAGAAAAATGCTGCAGCTGTTATCAGAGACAAAGATGGTAATCATAAATATGTGTTCTTAAGATCTCAGATTGATGATTATAATAACTTGGATTTAGATACAAAAGCGGGAACCAGACAGAAGGGTGAATTATATAAGGAAACCATAGAGATAATCTCAGACTTTTACAAACATAAGGCTGTTAATAATATTAATGATCAGCCAGCTGATATATTAATAGTTACAGATATTGAAGAGGCTAAGAACCAGTATGATAACTATGTTAAAGGAAAAGCTAAAACATTTACCTCAATAGATATTAATGAAGATGTAGTAAATACATTACCAGAAGTACCATATGAGCAAAGTCAAGAACTAGACAATGTAAGAATTCTGCAGACTGCTCTAAACAACTGGGGTGATCCAACTACTGGTGTTGTAAAATATCATATTGAGAATAGTAGATTTGATCTTATCAGACAAAAAGTTACTGATATAGATGCTGAGAAAGATACAACTGGTGATGCAACAGCTAGTGAAAAGTTTGATAAGAAGGCTGGTGAAATGTCTCTATTAGAGATGGCTGACCAAGAAATAGTTTACATCTTAAAAAGTTTATTCAAACAAACTAAGAAAGGTACTAAGTTTATAACCACTAATAACAAACTAGGCTTCAAAGACTTAGGTAACTTTAACCAAAACTGGAAGAACACTGTAAGAACTTTGAATGGCATTACTGATCCAAAGCAAATGTATACTGCAATTGTTGAGGCATCTAAAATATATCCTGAGTTTGAACAGTTGTTAAACAAGATACCTGATCCATCACTACCTACTACTCCTGCAGAGAATGATATCATCACTTCTATGTGGCAAACATTCCAAAAACCTGCAGCTACATTATTACAGTTAACTGGATTTAAACAAGATGATGGAAGTATAGTAACTGAACTTACAAATGCAGCCGTAGATGTAGCAAACACTATTAGAGAATTTGGTAACAGATTTAAAGCTGACACCAGAGATTCATATATAGAAAGAATAGATAATCAATCCATGTTAAATGTAACAGCATTGATAACAAACTTTTCAGATGCTAATGGTAATTTAGATCCTGATAAAGCTTTTAGATTTTTAAATGCTATGGGCTTTTATCTTGATGACCTTAAAGTTATAAAGGATGAGCTCAATAGTGTGCAAGGTGTAAAAAAATATGGTGTTAATTATATATTCAATACAATAAAAGCTATAAGCTATAGTGAGAATGCTAAGACTGTAAGTAAAGCAGCTGCTGATGTTATCTCTGAGTTTAAGAAAGATCCTTTGGCTACCTTAATAAAAGGTATCTCACCACAAATTATTGGACCACCATCTAGCTTTGTATATACGGCAGGTTCTAAACAGAAAAACTTTGTTGAGAAGATAGCTGGATTACAAGTTAAGTATGGTGTTGATGCCTCTAACTTTACAGCACTTAACCCAGAGAGAAACCTAGTGAATAAACATATAGAGCACAGTAGTGCTAGTATGATCATTAATGGATTTAATCAAGCCACCAAGCTTGAAGATTTTGGTACTAAAGAAGGGCTTGAGTACATGAGTTCTTATAGTCCAAAAGTAAATCCCTTTATTGAAGACTTACAAATTACTAAATCTTTATTTGATTTAAGTAAGCCTGAGAAAGCTAGAAGAACAAGCAGATCTCTTGATTTAATACTTAATATGGGTACCCAGATTGCTGAGTTTACTGTTGAAGATGCGGATGGTAATAAAATCACTAAGTCCATTGGTACTAATACTACTTCACTGGATCAGTACAGTAAGTTTTTACAAGAGTTTCATACATTCTTTAAAGGAGGTTTGCAAGAGTTCTTAAGAGCTGGATCTAAGTCTACAGCTATGGCTTTAAGAATAGAGGGTGGTATCATGTCTGAGATTGGTGATAGAAAAGATCCAAGATACTATGTTGATTTAGATAAGTTCTTACCAGAGGGTAATGCTGAATCATTTGCATTTGACAATATTATTCTGCCTTACATATCTGCAGAGACTGAGAGAATCAACAGATTTAAAAACTCATCTATTGCTAAGAACTACACTGGTTATAACAGAGAGTTTAAGAATGGTAAAATGTATGGAGAGTCATATGTATATTTTGATTCTATACTTGATAAAGATTTACAAGATGATATTCTAGCTGTGGTTAATAAACCTGGTATGAAGCTAAAGGATTATATTAAAAATGATCCTAAACTTTATGATAGAATAAAACAAAGAATAACTAAGTACTTTAATGATAGCACAGAAGAAGTCTATGAATACTTACAGAAAGCTAAGTATATAGATAAAACTGTCATGGATAGATTAAATGTACCTAATCTGACAACTACAGATAAAGAAAGAATACTTGCTAAAGCTTATATGTATAATGCATGGATCCATAACTTTGAAGTATCTCAAGTTATCTTTGGAGACATTGCACAAAATAACCATGGTAAAGAGGAACTTCATAAAAGAACTTCAGGAGCTATTTCTAGTGGACCAAAAATTAGAACTGATAAAGCATTTAGAGATTTCATAAATGATGTCAACAGCAAAGAAACTGGATTTACATGGGATAGAAATGCTTATGCTAAAACTCTAGGTAGCTCAGACTATGTTAAGTTTACTTACAATGGTACTGTCAATACTGCTATCATGCAAGATGCAGATAGAGATAGTATTTACAAACCAATGATTGAAAAAGCTATCAGAGAGGATTATGAAAAAAGATATGCTGGTAAACCTAATGCTGCAGAGGAAGTAGAGAAAAGGGTTAAGATTGAAGCTGATAAGTACTTAAAAATGACTGAGGCCGATGGTCAAGGTTACATTACAATTGATGCATACCGTATACTTAAAAAGGGTATGAATAAGTGGAGTGATCAGCAAGAAGCACTTTATAAAAAGGTAGTAGCTGGTCAAGAGATTACAGCAGCAGATGTTATAAATTTCTTCCCAGTATTCAAGTTACAGAACTATGGTAACTTAGCTGGTACAGTGCTGCCAGTAACAGCAATGCACAAGTTTGCTCTTATGCCTTTAATACCATCTGTAATTAAAGGATCTGACTTAGAGACACTACATCATGAAATGTTGAGAAACAATATTCAGTATGCAACATTTGCCAGTGGATCTAAAGTTGGTGGTGTTACAGCTGACGGGAAACCAGATAATATTTTTGAAGACAAAGAGCAAAAGATTATAAAGGACAAACTGACCTTTACTCCTAATACTGTATATGTAGAGTATCTTAAAGAATCAGCTAGTGTTCCAGATTATTCTAAAGGTAAAGTTGTATTTGCAACGCAGTTAAGAAAATTGCTTCTTAATGGTTTATATGAAAGCGGTAAACTTATCAATACTAAAAATGAGTCTGCTGCTAATAGATATAAAGCTGCAGTAGACAACTATACTAATCTATTAAAGCTTGAGCTTCTTGATGAGATTAACTTCAAGAAAGAAGGTGATACTTACAAAGGTAACATTGAAAACTTACTTAAACTAATCCAAAGAGAGCTAAGAAGAAAAGACATGCCTGAGCATTTAGTTGAGGCTATTGGTCTTAATGAAGATGGTACATTAAAGAATGACTTGTCAATACATCTTGATGCTCAGACAATTGAGAAGACTATAATGTCAATTGTAGAGAAAAGATTTGTTAAGCAAAAGCTCTATGGTGAAGCATTGGTTCAAGTGTCAAGCACACTCACCAGAGGTATGTGGTCTGGTGGTATTAAATTTACTGAAGGTACTGAAGCTGAGAGAGAAAAACTACTAGGTAGTAATACACTTCCTTTTTATGAGCCCGGAAAAGATGGTAATACAAATGCCATGAAAGTTTCCATTGGTCTCCAAGGTGAGTTCAATAACTTACTTAATAAAGAATGGAAGGGTGAGAAGATAGGTACTATTCAAAGACTTAATGAACTTATCAAAGATGAAGAGTGGCTTAACACAGATGATAATAGAAAGTCAATTACATTAAGTGCTGTTAGGATTCCGGTTCAGGGTCTTAACTCTATGGAGTTTATGGAGGTTTATCACTTCATGGATTCTAGTGCTAACAATATGATCTTTGTTCCATCTGAACTTGTTGCTAAGTCTGGTGGTGACTTTGACGTTGATAAGTTAACTACATTCTTTCCACACATAGCTTCTGATGGTACATATGTTACTAGTAAAGAAAACACTAAAAACTTTATCAATAAGATAAATGCTGAGAGAGAAAAGACTAATAAAAGTTTTGCTGGTCAGATTAAAGCACAGAAGAAAGCTGCAGAGAATGAGTTACTTGAGTCAATTAAAGGGGTACTTGAATTACCAGATAACTATGTGAACCTTGTGAGACCAAATGATACATATATCTTACAGGACATTTCTGAAGAGCTTGAAAACATAGTAAGTGACTATGATAGATTTGTAGGTGGTGATAAAGATAAGAAAAAGATTACTCCATCTATTACACTTCATCCACTATACAACGTACACAAGCATGGTGTAAACATGGAAGGTAAAGATGTACTTGGTATTGCAGCTAATGAAAATGCAATAAGTCCAGTGTTTGATTCTGTTGGTGCAGCAATGCCGGCTAGTTATTATCAAACTCAATTTAGTAAAAAACTAGGAAGAGAGATAGAATTAAAATCAGCACCTAAACTTGCAATGAGATTACTATTACCACATAACAAAACTGATGATGGTAGAATCTCTCTTTCTAAAATTTATGATGTTAATGGTATCAATAGTGTAGCTGAGTTATTTTCACAGGCTATTAATGGTACTGTGGATGTTGAGAAAAACCCATGGATATTCTTTATTCAAGGTAACATGGAAGTTGCTACAACACTGTTCTATCTATTTAAAGCAGGGGTTCCAGTAAGAGATGCTATCTTCTTTGTTTCCAATCCTTTAGTTAGGGATTATGTTAACAATCAAAAGAGATTAAAGAGTGCTTATGGTGAGTTTACTGGAGATGCTCCAGATAATCAAAACTATGTTAAGTATAACTCAGCTGTTTTAACATTAAACAAGATTATACCTGACATGATTGAGAATGGTCTGAAAGATTATAATGGTGAAATGTTTATTACTACTCAGTCAAAGTTTGAAAAACCTCAAGTACAGAGAATAACAACTGAGGTATTTAAAGAAGAATTGAGAAAAGGTAATATACCTGTAAATGAAATTATGACTCTTGAAAAAGTTAAGGGTAGTCCACTTACAAAAGTACTCTATACCAAACCTCAAATTACAGGTAAGACCTATTTTAAAACTGTTACTAATTATACTAACAAACCAAATGTTCTTAAGAATAAAGTATTCAGTTTATCTGACATGGAGAACCTAGTAAAAAACCCAGGTCAAGAAAGCTCTGATCTAGCTGTGTCCATGTTCTTGCATTTTCTAGAAATAGAAAAACAACTGAAAGGTTTAGGAGCACTTAAGAGAAGTTCAAAACCAGATACTCAAACATTTAAGAGTCCGCAGGAGATATTATACAGAGATGTTAATATTGATCTTCTTTCTGAGAATTCAAAAGTTGATTCTAATTTAATGAGCTCTTTACAAACTGATTCTGTACTAAGCTCATTGTTTGACAAAGACATTATTATGTCAATGTTGAATCCTCTATTCAAAATAAGAGATAACAAACAACTTAATGACTTTATACTTTCCAAAATAAGACTTAATGCAGATGTTATTAAAGCTAATTTTGGTCAAGGTAAAGATGGTGTATCTAGATTTATTGATGAGTATAAGAATGGTTTGATAAACTTTATCTATCAGAATTACATGTCTAATATTATAGACTCTAATGGTAAGATAACCAACACTCCAGATGATTATAGAGGATATAAAGTTACTACTAATAACTCCCAGGAGAAAGATGTAGTTATAAATAAAGACTCTGAAGGTACAATAACAGGTATATCTGTTAACCAGAAGCTTATAGACTCAGACTATGACAATAATCTATACCTTGGTAAAAATAATGCAGTAGATAACTCTTATTTTAAGAGAGGCTTGAAGACATTCAGAGCAAGTGATGCCTTATTTCCAGATAAAACAAGTTTTCTAAAATATGTTCTTGAAAGAGAATACTTAAGAGAAATTTACAAAGACACTGTTCCTGCAGCATCTTTAGAAATGTATCTTGCAGATAGAGCTCTTATGAATACATTTAACAGAGCTGTAATCATGAAAGACAATGAGCATTCATACACTGATAAAGTGATGAATATCATTAAGAACTTCCCTACACTAAAAACTCAGTTCCCAATACTTGAACAAATATCTAGAGTACCAAGTAAAACTGGTGATAATATTCTAACACTTAATGACCGTAGGATACTTTCTGGGTCTGAGGCTGAGATATATGTACAGAATATAAAACAACTTGCGGATCCTAATATTAGAAAAGTAGAAGACCCTTTTACTAATAAAGCAATCAGTGATGTCTTTGGTTTATTTCCACAGATGATGGTATACCAGCATGGTGTAGGTAAATCTAAGTATGGATTCAACATGGCTCTTCCTGTAGACAAGTACAACACAATAATGAAGTATGCATCTAAAGTATTCTCTACTAATTACATGAATGATAAAACATTTAATGTAATCTTTGATAGACTTACTGCAGTTAAAACTCCATTTAAGTCTTACATGATTGATGCTACTAAGTTTGAAGAGTTCACTCCTATTCAACCTATAGAAGAAACTGAGGAAGAACTATCAGAATCAGATCCTGAAGAAGAGCAATTAAAAACTCCTACTCAATCCACTGGAGAGACTGATCTATCTATTGAAGCTAAGAAGGCTAACTTAAAAAGACAAATTGAAGCTCTTCCTGATAATATGATATATGGTTCTCATGTCACTCAAGATGATGTGGCTAAAGATATATATGATAGCCAGTTTAACTTTAACCTAGGCACATCATTAAGTGGTACTGTAGGTCTAACTAATAAGCAAGGGCTACTAGATCTGATGAACAACTTGTTAGATGGTAAATCTCCACATAGAAATCAGTTTGGTGTATTCATTCTAGCATTTCCCAAATCAGAATTTGGAGAAACCTCTGCTGAAAGAAGAGTTAATCTGGAGACAATTGAAAATGATATGTTAGATAATTATCCTGAATTTGCTCAGGGTAAAATACCTACTAAGTTTAACTTTGGTTACTTTAAAGATGGTGTGTTAGTTACTGGAACTAATTTACCTCCAGCAGGTGCACAATTAGATATGTTTGATAACTTTGATGCATCAAGTGAAGAACTTAGAAAACAACAAGAAGAAGATGAAAGAAGAGAAGATGAAGAAGATAACAACTGTACTAATTCTCCTTTCTTAGATTAATAAAAAATAGATATGGCAAAGTCTGCATGTGCAAATAAAAATTTAAAGTTTAGATCCTCTGAAGCTTCAACTAAAGCTAACATGAGAACATTAGGTATCATCAATAAGTACCTGGATATCCTAGATTATAAAAAGTTTTCTGACTATAATTCTAAGTGGTCAAAGTATGCTACTGAAAAATATGGTATTGAAGGCAGACTGTTTACTCCAGAGTTTGGCGGAACTAAAGCTTTACCTAACAAAGAAATGTTCCATCAGATTGATGCTTTCAAAGGTATCTTCTATAAAGAGAATGCATATCTTAGACCAGATTATTTACCAGAAAGATCTAGACCAGACATAGTTCCATTTGAATTTAACAAAGAGGATGTAAGTCAGGAGAGAGCAGAGAAAGTTCTTAATGCTCTTGCAGAAAAAATGATGCTTACTTTAGATGTACCATATCAGTACATAACAGAAGAGGAAGCAATTGAGACATTATCTAGAACAAGTACTCCGTATAAAAATCAACCAGGGTTTTACTATGGTAATATGGTATATCTAGTTAAAGGTAAAGCTAACATGGGTACAATGATCCATGAGTTTGCCCACCCTTTTATTAAAGGTATATCAATCCAAAACAATAAGTTATTTAATAATTTATACAATAAAGCCAAGCTTACAGCTACCGGCCAAAGTATTATTGAGCAAGTGAAGGCTCTATATCCTAATCTGCAGTTTGAGTCTGATAGATTTATGGAAGAGGTTCTTGTTAGATCTCTAGAAAGAGATGCTGAGAACAAAATCAATAAGCTTCAGCAACAGGATCCGGAGTTTAATAACTTTATCAGCATGCTTGTATATGCTATAAAAGAACTCTTCAGAAAAATATCCAAAGTAATTTCTTTAAAAGATCTTAAGTCAGATACAACCATAGATCAACTTACAGACATGTTACTGTTTGAGGACATTAAGATATCTAATCTTAAGTTTGATGAGACAGACTATGCTGAGATGAAGAATGAGTATGATGATCTTGTAGATGCTCTCCAAAATGTGAGCACTAAAAATCTACAGAATGCCATCAACCAAACTTATGTTGAAGCCAAGTACCAAATCCAAGTATTGAAAGACTCAGGTAGACTTAAGAAAGAACTTGTTGGTGAAGGTGGTCTTGCTATACTTAGTAATCTTAAAGGTTTCCTAGCTAGATACCAAAATGTTGATGTAAAAGATGTTCCTGTTGAAGATGTGGCAGAAGCACTACAAGCTCAACAAGAAGAATTCAGAGTAAGGGCCACTGCATTAGTTGAAAGTTTATCCCAGGTAAAAGTCTTTACTACTAAGATAGAGAACATCTTAAATGAGATGGAGAACAATGACAGTTACTTAACTGAGGATGGTATATCAAAAATCTTATACTTTAATGACTTCTTATCTAGACAAGATAAATTCTTAAAGGCTATTAAAAAAACTATTGGCCTCTCAAGAACCAATGAGTTTGTAAAAGAAGTATCTGATATATCTGATATAGTTTCTGTTGCCAGAGATAAAGTAAAAGAACTTCAAAAAGAGTATGCCCTTCAGTTCATGGAAGACAATACCTCATATATGCAGGATGAGCTTGAGCAAAGATTAACTGAAAGAATTAATACCTATCTTAAACAAGATAAAATACCACAGGCTCAGATAGATGAACTTGTAGAAAAGATCATATCTAATCCTGATGGTAAAACCGTCACTGTTAAAGATATGGGTGCTGGAATTAACTCTGCTCGTGCTGCAGAATTGGTTAGAGAAGTAGGTGAGTATTATCAAAAAAGACTCACTAGAGATTCATTAAACAATTGGATAGAGGGTAATACAGAAGACATAGGTATTATGGAATCACTTCTTAATCCATACATGTCTATTGATGATCCTCTTGGTAGCTTTGTTAGATTTATGAAAACAAAACTATCTGATGCTGAGCAAGTTAGTCTTAGAGAAGAAACTGATATGCTTGAAAGTCTTATACCATTAATGCAAGCTGCAGGTCTGAATCCAACAAACATTGAAAAATCAGGAGAGGCTCTACTATCTGTAGATAAAGTAGGTAGTACAAATGATAAAGGTGAGTATGAGGAGTTTGAAGTCTACAAAATCAAAAGTAAATTTGGCAATGGATGGAGAGCTGATAGAGATAGATTTGAATATGAATTTCAACAAGCCCAAGAAAAAGGAGATAAGACTGCAATGAAAGATGTTCTTGCAAGAAAATGGGACTGGGAAAAGAAATACATGCATCAGGAAAAAGTTCCTGAGTATTATGCCGTGCAGGATATCTGGAAACAAGAAAATAAAATTACTAATCCATTTACAAAACAGGTAGAAACTATTCCTGCTACTATAGCTACTGAGTCTTATCTTGAAAGACAAAAAGCACTTGGTGAAATGATAGTATATAAAAGCAGAGACTTTACTACAATGGATGATCTTTATACCTTTACTGAAGCTGATGAAGCTCAGAAAAGATACAATGAGTTATTTCAGATATATGATAGCAAAGGCCAACCTAAAACCGGAGAGGAACTACAAAGAGTTTTAGTAAGACTAGAATACAGAAGACAGTCTAGTAAGTTCTATGAGTACATTCCTAATGAAGATAAAGTGCAAACAGACCTAGATTCTTTTGTTCAAGATTTGGCTGCTAGAAAAATCACAATGGAGTCTAACCCTGAAGAATTCCAAAAAGCCCTTGAGAAGTTTGAGGAAAAAAACTTTAGAGTAGCCTATACTCCAAGCTACTATGAAAGTAGAGATACCATAATGACTGAGATAAAGACCCTTACTAGCAAAAGTAAGAAGTCTGCAGTTGCTACTGAACTAGCTGATCTGTACCGTCAAAGATTTGCATTATCTAATCTTGTTACTGATAGGAATGGTCAGACAAATGCTCTTGAGTATAAACCTGAGCAGTTTAAACTTATGAAAGACATTGAGGAAAAAATAACTGATTTAGAAAGTAAAATAGATACCAAGTCTGGTTTACTTGCTGAAGAAGCTGATAGACTCAAAACTTATGAAGAAAGACTTGCGGCAGGTTATGACTTATCAGTTACAGAACAGACTGATTATGATGAACTTACAGCAAGAAGAAATGAGCTAGGTTTGTCTGAATCTGAGTTCAAAAAACTAAAAGAACTCTTTGCAGATCTAAGAGGTCTTACACAAAAGACCCCTACTGAATACTATTATATAGCATTTAATAATATGCTAGGTGATACAGAAGTTCCTCATATTACCTTAGAGAATGCAGATGACTGGATAAACTCTGAAGACTTGTATACTGCAATGGAACTTAATCCAGAGTTTGCGGAATGGTTTGAGAATAACCACTACAAGAAAAAAGTCTGGAATAATAGTACTAAACAAAAAGAAGATAAGTGGTTTAGAACTAGAATGTGGACTTCAGTAAAGCCACTAGATGAAAGTCATTACAAGAAAACTACTCTAGTACATCCTGTTACTAAACAACCATTAGTAATTAATGGAGTACCCGGACCTAAATATTCTTACCAAAGAGTTAAAGAACAATTCTTTACTGTGCCATTTGATGCTGAGGCTAAGAAGAAATATGTTGGTACTATTATAGACAATGATGGTAACTATCTTCCTAAAGAATACAAACCAGGTGATCCTAATAGTGCTTATGATGATAAGTACATGGATAAGGAATATGCCCAAGCTATTACTAATCCTGCTATGAAAAGTTTACTAGATAAAGTAACTGAGTATATGTTGAAGATGCAAGAGAATAGACCAGGGTCAGCTAAACTTTATCTTGATTTACCAAGAAGAAGAAAGGCTGGCAATCTAGAACTACTTAAGTCTGGAAAAACTGCATCTGATATTAAAGAAAAAGGTAGTGCTACATGGGAAGCTGTTAAATCTACATTTGCAAAAAGAAAAGATGACTACCAAAACTTTGGAATAAACTATGATCCTAATACACTATTAGTATCAACTGACCTAGAGGGACAACCTATAGCTAGAATTCCGGTGGATGGTCTGTACAAAATGGAACTTAATGAAGTTTCCACAGATGTATTAAGTGCTATGTTTATGTACAATTACTCACTTAATAAACAGGGGGTTTTAATTAAGGAAAAAGCAAAAGCTGAGACATTGAGATCTGTGCTTAATGATCCGGATAACGCTATTAAAGATCTAAATAAAGCTAGTAAGCAAGTAGCTAAGAATACTGGTGTACTATCTTTTCTTAAAGCTGGAGACAACAGAAGAGCTGCCGCACTAGATTACTTTATAGAAAAGACATTCTATGGTCAGAAAAATAGTGCATGGGAATCTGAATATCCGGGGTGGCTTAAGTTTGCTAATAGCTTAATGGGTAATGCAAGTAGATCATTCATTGCATTTGACTTAGTATCTGCTGTAAAAAACAGATTTGGTATGATAGTTCAGAACTCTATTGAAGCGGCTGCGGGTGTCTATTATAATCCAATCTCATTTGCTTCTGGTAGAATGTGGGCATATAACTCAGCTATTGAGCTTGCTGGTTTTACTGGAGGTGGTATCTATAAGAAAGGAGCCAAGTCACTTAACCTGCAAATGATAGACATATTTGATCCTGTTATTGGTAAGGTGGAAAAAGACTATGGTAAGTCTGCCACTAGAAGTTTTATCAGAGATATGTTTGATGTTACTTGGGCATATGATGCTAGGAAACTTATGGAGGTTGAGGGTGCATTTCAAGTCATGGGTGGTATGATGAACCATAAGGAAATAGAACAAATCCAACCGGACGGGTCAGTTAAGAAAATCAAGTACATAGATGCTTGGGAACTTAATGATAAAAAAGAAATAGTACTCAAGCCTGGTATTAATCCTGAGTGGGGTAACAGATATGTTGACCACACTGTAGCGGCTAATGAAACTCTAGAGGCTATAGCTAAAAAATACAGTATGACTGTTGAAGAGCTGGCTGCTAAGAATAAGATTAAACCTAATGCTAAACTTACTGAAGGACAAGAACTTGTAGTATCTAGAAATACTAAATTTAATGATTACAAGCTAAAGATCCATTATGTACAGAAAAGACTTAATGGTGCTATGGATGAACTTGATTCTCCACAAGCAGAGAAGTATATTGTATATAGGTTATTTACCTTCTATAAGAAGTTTGCTACTGGTATGTTCCTAAACAGATTTCAAACAGACTTGTCTAAGAACAACCGCTGGGGGCATGTATATAACTGGGAAGCAGGTGCTCCTGTGAAAGGTTACTATATAGCAGGTGTCCAAGCAATGTACAAAACATTAAGATCTGGAGGTGCTTACTGGTCAGTAATGTCTAAAGAAGAAAAAGCTGCCTTTAGAAAAATGATTACTGAAGGTATGACACTTGCATTAATGGCAATTGCAGTCACATTTATATTTGGTTGGGATCCACAGGATGAAGACAGATTCCAGAAACTAGCTAAGAGAGAAGAAGACTACGGATACTTTGGATGGCTGGGTAATCATATGTTATATCAGTTAATTGCAACCAAAAGAGAAAACCAATCTTTCATTCCATTACCATGGGTTGGTGGATTAGAAGAGTGGTATAAGTATGGAGATGCTACTTCTATTGCATTTGGTCCTACTATTGGTTTGTATTTAAAGATACTTGCCGATTTAGGTTACATGGTAACAGGTAGTGAAAAAGCTGTTTACCGTCAGGAGGCTGGACCATATCCTTGGCAAGAAGAAGGTGACTACAAACTATGGAATCACATAGCAAGTATCTATGGTGTTAAAGGTAAAAACTTATCTCCTATATGGGCTCTTAGAAGAGATGAACAATTCCAAAATCTTAAATAATAAACAATGGCAAAGTCAGCAACAACAACAATTAAAGCATACATCAAGCCTAAAGTTTCTAGACCTGGTGTACATTCTAAGACTAAGACTTCTAGATCTAAGAAGTCAAAGAACTACAAGAAAGCATACCGTTCCCAAGGGCGGTAAAAAAAAAGGGGAGAACCATCACAGCTCTCCCCATTCTACTTCTAACAACTGTATAAACAGTTTTTTTGTTTCTTGTATTACTCTTTCTTCTGGCCAGTTACTTATATTATCTCCAGAATGACAAGTATCAAATCCAAATACCCACCAGTTCTTTGGTGCATAGTCTCCATCTCCATGTTGAGCATAAGTCAATCCACCGTGAATTTTTATTTTACCATTAATACTAGAAGAATTTTCACCCTTTCCGTACAGACAATGTTTAGGTGAGACTGCTACATAACCATTTCCCCAACCTCTTTTTATTACTTGTATTTCAAATTTACTTTTCCAATGTAAATTTTTAACTACATACCATTTCATTCATCATCATTTTCTTCACAACATTCACAGACTTCATCTGTGTCTAACACACCATACTCATTATCATACCAGTCTCTGGCATCCTTTTTATTTGGCTCATCAATATCTCCACTTGCCATAGCTTCAGCTCCGGCCATATAAGCTTCAATCATTTTCTTTCTAAATGTCACTGGATGCATGTATGTCAGGTTTAATAAACTTACTTAATTCTGGTCTGAAATATCCTTTACCTTTGAGTATTTTACCGTCTTCTCTCAACACCGGTTTACCATCTTCACCTAGTTTACTCATATTACTAGCATGTATCTCATTAAATACATCCTCTATAATATGCTGCATACCATGTTTAAGAATAGTCCCGCATAAAATATACAGCTGATCACCAAGAGCATCTGCAATTTCTACCAGAGATTTGTTGTAACATGCTTCAAGGTACTCATCATTCTCTTCTTTCATAAGACTGTGTCTTAGATCATACTCTGCATTAGGTACTAACTGTGGCCATCTGCCATCTTTCTGTCCAAAAGCTTTGTGGAACTCTGCCACTGCATTTAAATTTTCTTTCATAATGTAAAGGTAAAAAAAAAGGGGAACAGCACAAAGCCATTCCCCGATTGATTATTAACCTGCTTAGCAAAAACAGGTTCCTAGAAAAAGTCAGGAATGTCATCCCCACCTTCTTCAGTTTCATTAAAGTCTAAATCAAAATTATCTTCCATTGCAAACTCTGATTCAGTTACTACTACAGCCATCTTTGTATTCTCATTAAGTTCAATTGTATCTATAACAATTGGAGCTTCAAATACATTACCTACTGGGTCAGTATAAACTACAGTTTCATCAGATGATTCTTTGTGATCCAAATACTCCTCTATTGTAATTGGGGGCTCCGGTTTTTCTATTGGAACTAGTATTGAACCTAACACAGCATCATCATCAGCATCAATGTCAAATGGAAGTTCTATGTCTTCAATAACATCTTCAACTTCTTCTTCATGCTGGTGCAAAACCTCTTCATTTTCAACCTCTTCTTGCACCACTTTTTGTTCTGCTTCAACCTCAGCTATCTGTACTAGTAAATTAGTTTGATTTTCTGGTTGCCCATAGTTAGATGCTAATGGATCTTCTATAGGTGTACTAACAGTGTTAATAGGTTGAACTACCTGTGCAGGTGTACTGCACTGCTGAAAGTTTCCAATAGTAGAGATAAAATAATGAAGAATTCTCTGGTCTTCCATCCATGTCTTTGGATGTGATGACTGTAATGCATTAGTCACAAAGTTATAAAATGCCCATAAACTGTCAGTATTAGCAAATACTTGTTGTGGTCTCTTCATCTGATCCCGGATCATACTAGCTTGTTCAGTAGTAAGAATCTCATACTCTGCAAACAATACTCCTAGTAACTGAGCTTGTTTTCTCTTGTTGAGAGTCACAGTTTCCATAGTAGCTTTGTCAGAACACAATTGAGTATAATACATATGAGCATTTGCAATGTAAGAATCAATTGTATCTTTGGTCTCTGTATCCGCAGAACCAGTATGTTTTCTAACCCATGAACCAACTTCTCCAGAAATCATAACAGAACCACTGTTATTTATATAGGCACCAACTACACATTTAAACTTTACTTGTTTATTATAACTGTTTGTCCAGGCAAACATCATAGACAACTCTGGGTCATTATTAAAATTTAGTTTATAAATTCCCTGAGCAATTTGTCCGTCAGCAGTACATCTGTACTCCTCATCTACAATACCAAACCCTGCATTAGCAAGGGCTTGATAAGCATAATCAATTACAAACTGGTGACTAATCACAGTATAAGTGGCACCATGTGTTGGTAGTGCTACACTTATTAAGTTTGCTTTTGTTGTGTTCTGTATTTTCTTTGGCATATTAAAATAAACTTAATTGATTTATATTAGGCTCTAAACCTTCTATCTCTTTTCTTATATTCTCCAGATAGTACTTGTAATTAATCTCATACTCATCAAAGTCCATATCATCTATGTGGTTGATATAAATCTGTTGCAGCCACTTGCCGGCTTCAATGTTTATCTCCCTACCATCAGACTTATTTATCTTGATAATCTTAGACCCTGTATTACAGATATAATATCTTAAGGTATGCTGGAGTTCTTTCTCCGTGTACACACCATTCTTAATAAATTTCTCTACATACTTCCAATCTCCCTTGATCTTTTTACCGCCACAGTAATCAAAAATATTTCTGTTACTCTTTAGATAATCTTCAGGCTTAATACCCTCTACAAAATAAGCATGCAAAGCTTTAGGAATTACAAGAAAACTCTTGTTCTTATGCAGTGCTAGGTCAACAAACTCAAATCTACCTTTACATTTAGACTTACCGTCCTCAGTAACAGCAATATAGTTGTTTACATCACCCAGTACTAGTTTACTATACTTATCATGTTCTAGTTGTAGGTTGGTTATCTTTTCCCATATCTTACAGATCTCCATGTACTTGTCCACATGTTCTCTAGGAATCATAGTTTCCAGACCATCTGTATTCTGCATCAACGGTATTGCTCCGGGGATACCTTCACAAATCATCTCATACAACATAGTAAGACTTAGCTGACCATTGATAGTAATCTTCATTGTGAACTCAGGGTCATACAGGAAACTATTCTCATCATTACTAAGACCATAAGTTGAATTCAAGATAATCTTGTATACATAGTTCTTTGGGTCCTTCTTTGGAATAGTTTTTCTCTCATCAAAGAACCATTCATACTGACTACAAAACTCCTCTTGTGGTAAATGTGCCGGAGCCCATTTATTTCTAATAGCAAGATTAGGGTAGAATGAAGTAACATCTGAAGTCATGATAACCATATCATCCGTGGCATTATATACCCTAGATTGTCTAGCACCATGAATACCACCCAGACCATAGTCTGTCTTTACTCCCTTATATTGTACAGAATACTTAAACCCACCTTTGGTATTTCCGGTATAGATAACTACATCCTGAAACTTTTTAAGTAGGTGTTGAAAGGTAGCTGTCTCAAAACTTATATAAGGTAGTATGATATCTTTTACAACTATCTGCTCCCTCTGAGTTCTCATTTGCCGGAGCTCAGCTTTCCGGATACCAGTTTGCTTACTCAAGAAATGTAAAAACAGTTCTTTAGATATCCTTGGCTCAGATGCAGAGAATAAATCTATGTTATATTCTTCTGTCAGTGCTCTCCTTAACTCAATCTGTCCTTTACTTAACTGCATAATCTGTTTAGTAGACCGGACATCATTTATACAATACTTTACAATAGAAAGTATTTGACTCTCTGTAACTTCAGCATAGTGTGGAATAGGCATATCCTTGATATTCTTCCAATCCATTGTATACTGGATCCACTTAAGGCTAGACCTTTTAGCTGGATTGTCCCAGTGATTTAGTTTAAATACATCTACTTGTCTTATCTGCAAATCTCTAGAACCAAACTCAGCAAACTCTCCCGCATTGCTTCTCTGAATTACAGCTTGTGCCTTAGCATAGACAAACCTTGCAATAGTTTCACCATCTTGTTCAAGTAGCTGCTCTTTATTCCGGAGAATATGTTCAGTTATCTGACTGTCAAATGCTAGACCATTAAAGCTAACATGCCATTCACCAAGTGTCACATTTCTTTCTAAGAATGTAACTAGTTCCAGTATATCATTTTGTGATTTGTGACAGACAAATACTTCTCTGTGCTCAGATTTTACATCTTCAAAAACTCCTAAGAAACAATTGGAGAGGGTTTCATAGTCGTGTACCCAGTGAGTTCTCTCTGCCATTAGTTTTGTTGTTTAAAGTCACGTTCTACTTTTTCTCTAATAGCCTGAGCAATAAATTCACCAACCTCATCTTGAAAGTTTTCTGCTTCTTCTTCAGTTTTAAACTCATATTGCAAGGCACCCCAGCCTCTAATATCTGCAATCATTTGAGCACCTCCACCAGCATCTTGTGCACTCCATAGATATTGACCATACTTATCATAGTAAACATCTTTAAGCCATTTTTCTATTGTCATAGTTGTTGTTTTAAATAATTAATTGCTTTTTCTAAAAGTTCAATTGAATCTTTCAATTTTCCTATTCCTCCATTACAAGCGTCACATAATAAACCTCTTGCTTCACCTGTTTCATGATTATGATCTACACATAGTTGTCTCTTAAACTTATCTTGATGACTGCCACAAATAGCGCAACAATTGTTCTGAGACTCTAACATTTGAAGATATCTATCATAAGTCATGTTTTTTATTCCAGCATTTTTCCAACTAGCTACTTTACTGGCAATTGGATTATAATTAGATCTAGCTTTTGCTCTAACTTTTTCAGGATTGTCAATTCTTTCCTGCCTTCTTTTTGCATTAATAAAATCTTTTTTCTGATGATATCTCTTAAAAGACTTTTCTACAGCTTTTTCTTTATTATTTTGGTACCATCTTCTTTGTATTTCTTTATTACAAGTATTACAAGTTCGGTGAATACCATCAGGTCTAGAAGCATCTTTTCTATACTCAGATAGAGGTTGTTCTATTTTACAAGTTGTACATTTTTTTGTTTCCATATTACAAATATACAAAATAGATTAGAAAAATGCAAATGTATTTAACTTAGGGTCTCATAATCCATGACCCAATGTGTTCTCATTCTCTTACTTTTTTAAATAAACCTTCATGAATTGGATCAAGTGCTTTCCTTGTAGCTAATTCTATTTTTATTACTCTAGGCATTACTGGTTTACAGTCTGCACAATGTGTTACCGTCTCAAAATGATTACGTGAACAACATTGACATGCAATAGGAAAGTTAAAATAGGTAATTCTTAATGGACCTATTTGGTGACAATATTTACATTGTCCATATGGTATATCTCCCATGATAATTGTGTTCAGTTAAGCTGTTCCCCCGTTTAAGTTAATAAAAAAAGAGGGTGCTTGGTACCCACCCTCTTTTCATTCAGGCTCCAATCATTTATGCCTCAGTTGCAGCTGGGGTCATAAATTTCTTGTAGTCAAACTTCTTTGCATTAACTGCAAACTGTTTGATAACCTCTTCAATTGCAGAAGTATCTTCTACATAAAACTCTTGAAATACTTCAATCTTATGTCTCTCTTGCTTCATACCTTTAGTACCTGCAACTGCTTGACCATATTCATCAAGTTTAGGTAGCATGTGTAATGAAGTCTTTCTAATCTTAGAAATGATTACAAATACCTTAGTATCCGGATCCATAATACATTCTACATAAGGACAAGATTCAGTAATAGGAATCATTCTAAAAGTTTGCTTGTCATTCCATGTAGACTGTACAAGCATCATTGTGTTCTCACTCATTTTTTGTTGGTTTAATTTTTTACAAATTTACTGTTTTTTCTATATTTTCCAAGTTTGCAACCTCTAATACTAAATTTTCTTTGTCCAAGTTGGGTTTATCACACAGTTCACCTACTGACTTAACAAGTTCAACAGGTACATCAAGCAACTCAGCATATAACTTGAAGTGAGGGATAGGAAACAAGTAACTATTAACATAATAATAATTACCAGTGTTGCTGTCAAAGAAGTCTAAAATTCTACGCTTTATTTTTATGTCTATCTTGCTATATCTACCATTTAGAAAATGGTCCCAATCATCACTTAAATCAGAAAAATCAAATGTGAATATACTTGTCACAGCATCAGCTTTTACATAGTCACACAACCTAGAATGCTTTAATAAAACATTCTTCTCAAACTGCACATACTCAATGTCTGTTCTGCTGTGGTATACACATATTAATTTCATATCCTCAGGAGCAAGAGTACTATCCCATGAAACATATGTTTCTTTTGGAACAACACTTGTACCCCTTCTAATCTCCAAGAGCGGATATAAAAATATCTTGGACTTCTGAAAGTACTTCTTATAAAGCGCACTAATTACCATAACATTTACAATTTTACATTACCTACTGCAAGGTCATATGGAAGACTATACTGCTTATTCTCATAATGCCATTGAGCAATATTAAGAATATTTCTGAAGTCTATCTTCCACTGCCTCATTGATTCTTGAGACACTTGAAATGGGTAAACTAAATTATACTTGTCAATTACAATAAAGGTTACTTGGACATTCCATTCATGTCTGTCAGGTTTGTCAGCAAGAAACTTTTCTGAAGCTAGTACAAGATAAATAACAGCTTGTATCCAATACTTGTAATACTCAACAGCTTCAGGAAAATCTTGAATAGACTTACCAGTTGTCTTTAAGTCATTGACAAAGATTGTTTTACTGTCCTTGTCAACAACTACATTGTCAAGAAACCCATGAAGACCAAAAGGTAATCTGTCATGATCCATTTTAATGTACAACTCATTAAACACTTCAATGTGATCATCTTCCTCAGTTTTGTCTAGCTGTAATAAAGCTCTGATGTCTTTATTACTTTTTAGTATCTCTACCTGTGCTTTGCAGCCATCCAAAGTAGGTTGATCTACTACTGTTTTGTCTAAACTTGCTTTGAGGAATTCAAAATACTCCTTGTTCTCTTCAGTGAGAATCTTTTCTAATCTTTGAGCATCTGTTTTAAGTGCTTGATAAAGATTTGCTGTAAGTAGTTGTGTGAGTATATCTGGTGAGTAGTCTTCCAAAAGTAATGAATTATTTCCAATACTACAATGTATCTTGAAAATATTATCAATAATTTTTCTTTGACTGTCTGTAGGAAACTTCCCGGGCATAGTTATAAACTTCTCACTATATGCATCAGGTTCAAACAAGAGACAGTGTAGGACACTCCCTCCTATGAGGTGAGCATCCTTACTGTCTTCCCGCTGGTTGAGCACATAATGATTGTAAAAAGCAGCAGGTGAGAATAATAACTTATTCAACCCACTGTAGCTAAAGTAAAACTTCTGTTTGTAAAATCTTTCTAGTTCATCAGAACCATTCAAAGTCATCTGTGTCATTTGTTCCTTCTGTTTGATTGTTATTTAATTCTTCTTCAGGGTCCTCCAGAGTTTTATTTGTTTCAGATCCGGAAACATTTTCTGACTGTTCTAACTCTATTAACTCTGACTTGAGTTCATCTCTAACAATATTAGTAAATGCAGTTTCTATGTCATCATCAGAGAAATCAAGGTCACTTTCAACCCCTTCAACCCCTGAAGCAACCCCCGCAACCCCTGGCATTGAATTTAGGTCCTCTAAATTAGCATGTAATTCAACTACCTCTTCTTCAACTTGACCCTCTGGTACAAAGTCTTCTATATTTTTATAGACATAGTTTTTATTTAACAAAGCAAGAGTTGCTTCATCAACAGTAATAGTTTTTACTTTAAAGAAATCAGTACTACCATGATCCTCAATCTCCTGAGCATACCTATCCATGATTACATTTATTTTCTCTGTATCAAGAACACCCTTATCAATCAAAGACTTCATTATGTCATCTATGTTTGTAGTCATGTAACCATCTTTATTTAGATATCCTAGTAAAGACTTGAAGTTAACATGCTTTTTAGTATGACAGTTGTTCATTGCACCAGAATATTCTTTAAATAACATTTCTAGGTAGAGTAAACTATCTATATAGTTAGAATTAGCCATAATCTCCATTGCCAAGATATGATTATCATTATCTGAGCTCTTAAACATGTCTGATAATTGCTCAAACATTACTGAATCTATGATAACTGCATCAGGACCATTAATATACTTTAATAATTCAGCCTCATCATAAATTGTAAGAGTAGTAACTGCAGGAAAATAATCCCTATAAGTATCATCAACTGCATAGAATGTCCTAGAGTTATTGATAGATGCTACAAGTCCTTCAATCTTTCTTGCTTCAAGAAATGGATATTCATTTCTAATTTCACTAGAAGAACTATAATCCATATACACACACTCTTCTTGATAAAATTCTAGTGCTGTCTCTACATTTTGAACATAGTGCATATCCATTTTATCCTTCACAGTTTCAAACATCTGTTTAAAATGATCAGTTGACATTCTGTAACGCCAATTATTACTTGTTATTTTGTGTGTGGTACTTCTACCAGCAAAGATGTGTGTTGCCTCATCTATGTTTCTGACAGATTTAATACCATGTTCCATAGTTAAATCCTTCATTTTTACCCGGGGAATGTTTACTCCAGGTAGAAAATACAATTTGTCTCCTTTAGTAGGGACATAGTTATCATTTGAAATTGTAAAACCAGATTGATCATTATCTTCAGTACCAAAAGTTGTATCAACTTTCATAATAACTTCTGAGGCATTAGCTTCAATTTCAAAAAACAAATAATTTTTCATTGTCTTAAGTTTAATAAGGGGAGTTTTATCTCCCCCTATGTTTGTTTTAATTTATTTTATGCTCCTTTTGGTGGGGAACAGCTCTATGTTGGCTTACTTAACAGCCATCTTCACCACGTCCTGATTCATCATGAGTGGAGAAAATTTCACCTTATTTCCGTTAACAATCTCTTTGACCATGTAATATCTAAGGTCATTAGTGAATGCTTCACAGTCAGTAGTAAGTTTAGCTATCCTGTCAATAATAGGCTTACCAACGGCTCCCTTTTCTGCAAGAGTGAGTGAATAGTTAATTACCCTAGTTGCAATCACACTAGAAATATCAGCTCTAAAGTCATCATCTTTACCAACTGTATTTGTAAGAGAGTTCATTACATACTGCTCATCTTTAGTTAGGATATCTGCAGGACTAATGATTCTGTCAAGCTTGTTATTAATGAACATAGTAAACATTGAACTAAAATCTACACCAACAGAACCCTCACCAATCATTTGGATTAATGGAAGATCATCTTCAAACTTAGGTACAGAACTAATAGCATTGAAGAAAGTAGTAATAGATCTTGGATTAACTCTTTGAGTTACCAATTCTGGGTGCATCAACATGAAGTTAATACATCTACCATCTATGTTTGCTTTCTCTGCCCACTTAGCCCACACATCAGCATCATACTTTAACTCAACAGAAATAAATCTAGTCTTCTGAGCTACGTCAAGACTAGTTACATTATAGTCACCATTGTCCGGATTAGTAGTCAAGATAACATGCCAGTTCTTTGGTAACTTCCAAGAAATATATTCCTGACGGTCAAGAACTTCCATAGTTGCTTGCATGAAGCGCGGCTCGGCACGAGTATAATCATCCAAGATTAGAAAACCACCTTCTCCTTTACCCTGAATCCATTCAGGAGCAGCATGTGACATTCTCTTTCCAATAACCTTGTACCCTTTTGCACTAGCTGCAGATATCTGAGACTCATTAATCCATGTTGTCTTACCTTCTGCATTTTGTATTTGAAATTCTTTTACAGGAAACCCAACCAAGTCACCCAATTCTTCTAGCTGAGATAAATTCAGCTTTACAACATCCATTTGTAATTCTTTACCCAACTGCATGATAGCAGAAGTTTTACCACATTTTGTTATCACAAGGCTCTTTATCCTTGTTTCTATAGCTTTCACTATAGTTCAGACTATATCTTCACCAATTACTTGGTGTTGGGCACTCTTGGGTATATTATATTCTAAAATAATGTGTGAGACAGGACTCGAACCTGCATCTCCAAATCACCGGCACCTGGAACTTTCACCCATCAATGAGGTTGATTACTTCTCACTCTAAAGTTACTCCTTCTTGCGTCTTCCAATTCCGCCACTCACACATTTATTTTAGTTTCAATACCTAGTCGTTGAACCTTTCCAGACCATTTAAATCTAGACTTGGCTGCTGATTATCCATTAAAACATCTTTGTTATTTTCAAGCATTCACACTTACCGTTTCCAGTTATGTTGTAGCTAACAAAGCTTTAGGAACTCCCAGCAATTCACCCAATTTTTACCCAGGACCTGGGTTAAATGAATATCTTAAACCATCATAGTAATTACCCTTTTTAATTCTTATTGACATTGTAGATTGACTAATACCTAGATTACTAGCTATATTAGCAACTCTCTGCCATTCTTGAACTAAGATGTTGTTTTCATCAAAAACATAAACTTTCTTTGTTTTATCCGGTTTAATACTGGATTTCTTAAGTTTATCTTTTAGTTCATAACTCCACCTATAGTGACCACAAGAAAATCCTTTTCCTGAAGCTACTTTTGAAACTTTACCTTTTGGTAAGTTTAATTGTTTTTCTGCTTCAGCACAGGATTCATAAGATTTAAGATAAAAACCATTTATATTATATTGATGAACAGTTTTAGAAATAGGATTCTTTATTCTTTTAGAAGTATAAGCTTCTTTTAATGTTGCAGAAATCTTAAGTAATGTTTCATTACTATGGACAATTGCAACAGGATTTTGAATAAAGTTTAAATCTGGAGACATAGATTCTATATAATAGGATTCTGTTTTAATTAAAACATCTCTACTACATTCTTCTATTACTTCAAACATAAAACTATCACTACCATATTTATTAAAAGCATTTTGCATATACTTATTTGCATGTTTATTTTTTAGCAAATCTGATATATGTCTTTTTAGCCTATAATAAATATTAATACTGCTACCAATATAACTGTGTTTATTACAAGTAATTTTGTAAATTCCACACTTTTGATTTAAGTCTTTGTGTAAACACTCTGAAATTAATTTCTTCATGTTACAAAGATATACATTTATTTTGAATTAAGCCCTGCATCACCTTCAATATTAATAGCCACAGGAACTTTTCCTTCAGACTGAATGTGTTGGTTATTCTTAACCATGTGCTTAATAAAACTCTTTAACTCTTCAACATTTAATTGTACTTGGCTCATACTCTTTTTTTTATAGTTCTAATTTAATTACTTTTCCTGGTAAACTGTTATTCATATGGGATCTTTCTGACAAGACCCAAAGAACATTTCCTTTTGGTCTTACATGTGTCCAACATTCACCATCAGTAAAATACACCAGGCTTGTATATTTCTTTTGGTTTTCATTAAAATACTCCAGGACAGGGTCAAACTCAGTTCCTCCCCTACCTTGCACTGCCATTTCAAATTTACCTTTGTAAGGTTCAATTGATCTGATAGTTGTATCACACTGTACTATTGTTATATCTACGCCACATTTATATATGTGGTAGATTTCACTCATAAACTCTTTAAGTTCATCATCACTTACAGAACCTGAAGTATCTATGGCCAACAGCATGTGTTGTTTCATTTTTACTTTAAGACCCGGATTAGCTTCAAACCTTCTGTTCTCTTTCCTTCTGATCTTCTTAGTAAATACCTTAGTGCTTACACCAGTAAATCTCCTAATGAATCCTCTCCAGTCAAATTTAGGTTTAACAATCTCTTCAATTTTGATCAATCCTTCTATCTCCCCAGGAATATTACCTTTCTTCTTTTCTGTCTGCTCTTTAGCATCAGAAAGAACCTTTTGTAACTGTTTCTCTATAAGTTTCTGTTCTGCCTCTGTAAGATCTTCAAAGTCTTCCCAAGTACTATGATCAGGTATGTCACCATTCTCTATATTGTCAAGAAGTTTATCCATATTAGAGTCTCCACAAGTACCATTCTTATCTTTTTCATCCTGAAGTTGATTCAGTTTGTCATAATAATATCTAGCACCTGCTTTTCTATCAAGATTTAAATCTGCATAGTCATCTATATCAATACCACCTTCCGGTAGATATTGTTTACTTATATACTGATTTATTTCGCAATCCATTGCCACATTAGCCATTTTCTTGTTAGAAAACTTAAAGAATGTAGTAAGATGTCCAAAAGCAATATGTAGTAACTCATGCTTCAATAATCCATATCTGTGGTCTTCACTAAGACTTTCCCAGAACTCTGTATTAATAGTAAGCTGATAATTAATTCCATTCTTGCTCACACCAGCTGTAGGAACTCTTTTACTGTCCCATAGCTTATTCAACATAATGAGAAAGAACCCGTAATAGGGCTCAGTAAGCATTAAATTCTTAGAAATTTTACTTAGACTCTGTTGTTTGTCCATTGTCTTTTAGTTTAATGTTTATTTCAAAACTATCTGTTGGATACCCAATTTGTTCCAACATACTTGTCATATCTCTGACAAAATATTCCATAAATAGCTCTACTGAAGTCTTAGAACCCTTCTGAGCTGTAATAAGACTAAGAGTTCTTGGACTACTAAGATTACTTTCTCCAACTATACTTACTAGTTTGCTATGTATCTTCTTTCCAGCCTCAGACCAGTCAGACTTTGGTACACCAGAGAACTTATACATTACAAGTAACTCTCCTATGTATTTATCTACATCAACATTCTTCAATGCCTGAAATGCTACAATATGATTCTCTTTATCAGAGGATTGTAACATGTTTAATAAATTTCTTGTTTCTTCTTTGTCAAAAATTATTTTACTCATTAGTCTTCAATTTTAATTTGTTATTTGGTCTTTAAAAATATTAGATGTCATATCTGACATATTTACATTTATAACTCTTTCAGAATGTTCAATCTCATATTCACCAGTAGGCACAAGCATACCAATAAAGCCATAAGAACCTTTTTCATATGTCCAATCAGAATAGTGCATATTTAAAATATTTATTGCAAGTTCCTCAACTTCCATATGAAGTTTAGTATCCACATCCATTAGAGATGCAGCATTCCAAGGAGCTTTAAACTTATCATTAGCATCAAGTAATTTAGAATATACAATACCAAAGATGTCACCATCACCACCTTCACCATTGTATTCAATTTTAATTAATTTAATACCCCGGTCATTTAATTTATACATCAAAGTTGTCAATTCAACTTCTGTCATGATTATTTACTTTCTACAATGTTATACACACCTTCAATCATACCCCATGATGATTGCTCTTGAAATCTATATGTTTCAGCTACATCACTAGAATCCATTGGTCTTGTCAAATACCAAATTTCTGCTTCTTTCCAAGTTACATTTACTAACTTTCTTCCTTTAGGTATATCAATTGTTCCTTCACCACCCCAAGCTTTTACTCTTGAATTTTCAGTACATGCTGTTAGAGTCAAGGCTACTAAGCCAAGACAAATAAATAGTTTTTTCATAATTACTTTGTTTTATAGAACCTTCCTAGAATGTTCCCGTTTAAATACTCATCTTTCTCAAGCACCTCATATTGAAACTGGTGCTTTACTTCTTGATATGTCAGCTCCATCTGGGTAGAACAAATCACAAGAATTTCTCTTTTGATTGGTACTCCAGCTTTGTGAGCTTCCTTTAGCATTTTATTACTACTGTAATAGTTCATAAAATCTGGTTTTAATTCCCTCTTGTACTTTTTAAGTCTCTTGTCCGTGGACATTGCTAGAGCTTTTTTACCTAGAGGTCTTTTAATATTGGCAAAGAAGTTCTTCTTACCAATGTATGCAACAGACTTACCATCTATGATAGCGGTCATAATATAAATAAATCCTACACCTCCTTGAGGTATGTCACCTTCATTAAATTCTTTTCCTTGATAAATCCAGCTCACGTTGCATGTGTATTAATTTACTTTTAAAAACTTCATTTTCACCTTTATGGTGTAAGTAATGGATTGTTATTTCAGCTAACTCAAGTTGAAACATAGCATTTTCTTTTTTAAGATCTTCTAACTGTTCTTCAAGAAGTATATTTTGTGCTTCAAGTGTAGATATCTCATCTTTAAGTTCAGCTATTTCATCATTGTAATCTTTTAATTCTCTCTCAACTTGGTCTCTTAAGTCAACAAAATAACTATTAACATTATCAAGATTCCTCTCAAGTTCATCCATTGTTCTTTCTAAATACATAATGCTTGTTTTAATAATGGGAATAACACTTCTCTAACTTTATCTATACCATGTTCTTTTACTGAATCTGATAGATCTTTTTCCATTGGTAGCAGTATATAGCTAAATCCATACTTGTCTTTGTATCTTTCAGCAGCTTTAATACCGGGCTCATCATTGTCAAACAAAACAACAATCTTGTTATACTTAAGCTTCAGTTCTCCAATAACCTTTTCTCCAATCATAGTATTCTCACTGTCCGGAGCAATTGCTTCAATATTACTAATACCTAGCTTATTAAAAGCCATTAGATCCTTAAGTGATGAAGTAATAACCAGATACTTACAGTTATATAGTAACTGATCTGTGCCCTGAATATAATTCTCAACCTTGATAAACTTTTTCTGAGTACTCTTGGGCATATATATCTTGTACAAACTACCATCATTCCTGAAGTAACCATATGTATGGGACTTCCTAAATGTATGAGATGTGATACTACCATCAGCTTCACTCTTACTCATAGTAAAGAAAGACAATGGAACTACATTATATCTATCAAGCATAGATGACCCAATCTTAAACCGCATCCAGTAATTCTGATCAAAGTTATTCCAGTGCCTCATTTCATAATCCACAACCTTATACTTATCATGGAACATAGTAGGCTCCGCAACATACACATCATTGTTTGTAAGAAACTGTTGATAGTCTAGAATTATTTTGTTTATTGCATGACCAGCTGACGGCATGTTAAAGAGATACTTCACCATCTCAATACCATCTCCCTGATAACCAGATGAAAAGTCCTTGAACTTATATGATGAATAGTTAACATCAAAATATACAAACATGGAGGGAACCTTGTCCTTTGAATTAAATGCAGATAGCATCTTTACATCCTGACCTGTTAGTTTCTCTTTTAGATTCAGATAATACTCAAAGATCCATTCTTTTGGAACCTGCTCAATTTCAGTAATTAAATTTTTTGTTGAAATCATACTACCTAGTTTAAAAATTAAGGGGAAGCCATTTCTAACTCCCCCTATAACTATTAGTCTAGGCTGAAGTCAGAAGATGTTTTAGGTGGAGTTGTGAACTCATCATCCCCAAAGCTTTTTACTTCTTTTGTCTCTAATTTTTTCAAATGTTTAGATTCATCAAAAGTAATAACTTTTCCTTCCTCTATCTCACCAAATGAATATTTTCTATTCTCTGATTTTGGCAACCACATGTCATAGTTAGTATAACCGGTTTTACCTTCATACTCTCTACCGGCAACACAGAACTCAAGATACTTGTCTTTGATAGGTGCACTTGCATTAAATGCATCTACAAAGTCTTCAATAGTATCATGCTTACCATCTTGTTCAGTAAACCACTCATTTACACCAAAAGTTTTACAAAGACTCTGTAAGAAAATTAGAATAGATCTATCTCTTTGGATCTTAATACCAGTTTTAGTTTCACCATCTGCAAATGCATACTGGCTAGCTTTAATTCTACCAATTTGACCATCATAATGACCCTTCTCAGGATTATCTTTGTCCAGAGCAAAACCCTCAAAGCCGGCAATTGGTTCTGTTTCAACATGCAAAATCAAATGCTTTGCACCATCAATAAATTTGAAGTCTTCCAAATCTATCATGTTGATCTTTAACACATGATTCCCTGGAGAAATTGTTTTAGGTAGTCCATTACCACCTGTTCCTAAGTCAGTTGTACTTAATCCCATTTTGTTTCTATTTTATTTGTTATTATACATAAATTTTATCCCAGTGAAACTCTAGTTCACCCTTTTCATTCATCTCAGTAACTACTATTTCTTCATTACGGAGATGCTCAGGTCTTGCACCACAAGTAACCTCCTCATTAGTTTTAAAACTCAAAATAGTTTTGTTACCTTTTCTATACATGTAACCAATGGCATCTGCATTAGCACAAATAAGAGACTTTATTTTACCTGTCAAATCAATGTTTGCAGACATAACCATCTCTCCCTTATCATCAACTACCTTGTCCTTAATGTGACCAGATAAAATAATATGGGGAGCTAAGGTATCAATAAAATCTAATACTTGAAAGAATGCTTGACGGATATATAAATAACCAGCACCATTTGGCAGTGTAGTTACATTATCTCCATCATAGTTCTTACCCATGCTGGTTCCGCGATAAAGCTTAACAGCAAGTGGTTGTATCATATCTTCTAATGCAGTTACAGTATCAATAGTAACAATCTTATATGGATTACCAGCAGCCTTGATAGCTTTACCAGCATCTAATAACTCTTGTAAATTATTGATCTTCACTTTAAGTGCCTCAACATAATCAGAACCATTCTCCAAATCTAGGATTAAATTATTTTCAAGACCAGCATAAGCAGTTGTTTTACCAGTCTTAGGCTTAGAATAAATAATCATTCTCTTTGGATTCTGTCTTTCAGCCTTTACTTTACTTGTAGGAAGTACTATACTCATATCTCACTTTTTGTTTTGTTAATGATGTCATTTAACCAAGGACGTGCGCTTACAGGCTTCATTAACATGATAGCTGCAAGATCTCTAATTGTTATTTCAGACAATGGAGCATCTGCAATTTCTGCATTGTAAATCTCATCAAGTGATGGTTCACGGTCTGTCCTAGGAAATTCCTCTTCAAAGTCAGGAAACAATGATAAACTCTTTTGGAGTTTAGGTAATGACTCCTCTTTCTTAGCATCTTCTTTTCTCTTCTCATACAGAGCATAGGTAATCTCTGTACCATCATCCAGTACAGCTACTAACTCTGACAAAGGAACAGTATAAAGAATATACGGCTCACCTTTAAAGTTGCTACCCTCTTTGATGTCATACTCCTCAGCATAGAATGGATTAGCTTTGTATTTAAAAAGCTGTCTATCCTCACTGAAGGGAACAACATCAACAAGATTACCCTTGTCATCATTTATATTGTCATAGAACTCCATGTAAATGTCTTCACCTTTACTGATTTCAGACTCAAATAATTGTACTTGTCTTCCATACTTACCTTTCTGGAAAAATGCAGTTTTAATAATAAAAAACGGGTCAGCTAACCCTAGTTTCTTAAAAGTGTCCATGTGCTTAACAAAGAACTCTTTCTCTTTTTCTTTTCTTATATTCATAATTAAAATTTACTGTGTTGATACTTTTTTAGTTGCACATGCTGGAGTAGGTATCTCTATTATCCTCATCACCTCTCTATCAAGTTTAAAGAAACTTATCCTTGTGGTGCCATTTCTAGACTTTAAAAAGTGAAAGACCAAGATGTCTTCATCATTTATAATATATCTGTCAGGCCCATACTGTCTTATTTTTCTTAGAGAAGGTTTATTAATACCCAAGACAACATCAGCATGTTGTAACAATGCATCGGAACCATAGATATCTGAATCTAGTACATAATTACCATAATCAGCATCTACAGCTCTCTTAGGATCATCTATGTTTCTATTCAACTGGCTGAGGACTACAAAAGCTACTGGATACTTCTTCTTTAACATGGTGAGTGCTTCACCTAGAGCTCCTAACATTTCAAATTTATCTTTTTGTCCCTTACCATTCTTAAATAAAGCTGAATGATCTATTGCTACCAACATATTAGTGTACTCAGTTTTCTGATTACCATCTGCATCAAGAACCTTTTTGGAGTATTTTTGCATTTGGTAATGTACTGTGGCACACATTTCATCTACAGTACATGCATCATAAACTACATCTATAATGTCTTTATGAGCTGTATTATCATAATACTGTTTACACTTGTCAAAAAGATCTTTATCAATCTTCTTACCTTTACTCATAAGAGTATTGTAATCAGCACCTGTGTTTAAACTAAGCTTTCTTACACCACTGGTTTCTTCAACCATTTCCATCTGAAACTTTAATACCCGGAACCTTTGATCAGCATTATTTTGTATAATATCACTAATCAACTGTTCCATAAATAAAGTCTTACCTGTACCAGGTCTAGCACCTACTACAGTGATAGTTCTCCACTCTAATCCATCACAAAAGGCATCATTAAATTTGGGCCAAGCACTTCTTAAAGATTTAATATCTCCCCGGCTTCTAGCCGCAATCTTTGCTAATGCTTTGTGTAAAGCATCTCTTTCACTTACAGGTTGTAGTGCTTGTGCACCATTAAATAATTCTGCCATGTTTATTATGTATTAGTTAAATGTTTGTTTTTAACATAGTTATAAAAACCATGTATAATTGCCATTAGTAGTTCAATTATTAAGTATTGCCCAAACTTGATCTCTACAATAAAGAAATCAATCACAGTAAAACAAAACAAAGACCCCACAACAGCAATCATTAATAATTTTAAGTTTGTCATACTACTTTCTCACTAAAATATACTTGTTCTTCATCATCACCATTCCTAATAATTTCACAGTAAGTTGCTAGGTCAGACTCAAAGGTCTTGTCTATGTTCTGCTTCCTAATAAAATATTGTGCAGTCCTCATAAACTCATACCTTCTTATACTAAATTCATCAACATACTTTTCTGTAGCTTTAAGGACGGTCTCCCAATCATAATCATATGTTTCAAAGAACCATCTAAATGGAGCTTCTAGATTTTTGGCATTTACCCTAGCATATTTACCAGAGGATAGCTTCTTATTAGGAAATATTTCTACATATGCCTCTATACTTGCAACAAAGTTATTGCCCATTAAATCTTGTGAAGTTTTCTTCTTGGTTCTTTTGAAATAGCCATTGATTTCTTCCATAAAGATAAGACTTTTACTTGTTAATTCCAAGTTTTGAGTCAACCAATTGTCCGTTTGCAGCCTTTTGCACTCAAGTTCTTTATTCACAAACTTATTTGGAACAATCTTCTCTTTTATACAGTGCAATACATAATATGTATTTGGTGCTAATCCCTCTTGAATTAGTCTTGTAAATATATCTGTCATTCTACCAAATTATTTTATTACCACTTGTACTCTTAACAATTTCAGAGACCCTATTAAATAGATTATTACTGTCCCATTTAGAACCATTATATGCAGCTGAGGCTGGATGCTTAACTGTTATCTTATGATTGTTACCATTAGTAAGCTGAGACCATTCTTCTGCTTTCTTGCCCATATAGACATAAACAAGCCCCGGGTTGTAACTATTAAGCCAGTCTAACAGATATGCTGTAAAAGGTTTCCAAATATCATAGTGACTACCAATATTACCAACTTCAACTGTAAGAGCTGTATTTAACATTAGTATTCCTTGCTCTGACCATCTTTTTAAATCTACATCTTGATGTGTAGGATATCCCTGGTAAACAGTTCTTTCTATTTCCTCAAAAATAAATTTAAGACTGGGTTGTAATTTACCTGTGTTACCACAACTAAATGATATACCATCCGCAACTCCAAGCTGTGGATATGGATCTTGTCCTATAAAAACTACTTGTAGCTTATCATAAGGACATTCTTCAAAGGCTCTGAATACTTGTTTTAATGGTGGAGTAAACCTTTTGTCACTCTGACTCAGTGTATATAGCTTAGTAAGTATATTATCAAAGTCACCACTAAATATAAAAGATTTAAAAACTCTGTCCCAACCACTTGGGCCAAGTTTGGTAAACATTTTTTGTTTAATTTCCTCTAAATCCATTTTTTGTTTATTTTTGTTTAAAATTAATATTATGCCCATTAAAGTAAAGGAACTAAAAGAAGATGTAATAGTTGATGTTAAGGTTAACAAAGCTTTTTATCTTATGGTTAAAGGTCTGTCCTATTATATTTTCAAGAACCTTCCAAAAGAAACTCTTGAAGAAGATATCAAAGCTGTAATGTCCAAAAAGTACAATGAGCTTGAAACTGAACTACAACAACACTTTTATACTACTACTCTTTTACTAGCTGAAATTGAAAGACAAGCTGTTGCTAACAATATGTTTGAAGAAAAAGAAATACTGGAACCAGGTGATGAAGGTTATGTAGAACCTACGCAAGATTAACATTATAGTTCTCTCTACCTATCTGTATACAAGCTTCAATAGCTAGCATCAATTCATCTTTACTACAATCAGCAAAGGACTTACTTTCAAGTCCAGATGCTTGTTTCACCACAATTTTCATTTCATCAAATGTATAACCGGACTCCTTTGCAAGTTCCCGGATACATGCATGTACTTTAGCTAACTGAGCTTTACTATGATCTGCACTAGCAAGATCAATATACATATCTACTATTTGCCCATCTTCAAGCTTGCTTAGAAACATATCATAAGCAAGCTTATCCTGAGGACTGGCATAAGTTAATTTACCATCTTTTTTTATAAACTTACCACTAAACATATCTAACAAATTATATTTTTCATTACTTCTAAAAACCGCATGTAGTGATCTTTGGTTTTTATCTCTACAGCAGGTATCTCAAATGATTTTAACACCCAATGGTCATCTTTCACATCAATACTATCTGTACTATGTAGTATTAAACCACTACAAAGTTCTTTCTGGTAATAATAGTAATCATAACCATTGTCACTTTGCTGATTCATAATATGAATCATTTCAAAGCCAAGATCAACTAATTCTTGCTCACTCATTTTTTTTGTTTTAAATACTTTTTTTCAAACTTTTCCCAACCTTTTGGATCAAATTGTGTGACAAGCAAATCAAGCATTACTTCTTCTTCATGCTCATCACACATTCCAATCCCTTTGATATCCAAATCAGGACTATACCTTTTGGTAGCCAGAGCTCCACATTTAATACATGTTAAATCACTCATCATGACAATCTTTACAAATTACAGGAAATCCAGCAGGTTCTCCATCTTCCGGCATATTCATCTTCTTTCCAGAAGCTTGATCATACACTCTTTCTTTTGGTTCCAAATATACACCACACAGAGCACATATTTCACCTCCAATCATTGCATTAGCTATCTCTCCCATTTTCTATTAGTTTTAATACATCTTCTTCTTTATAGTAAATTTTACCATAAATTCTTGTTGAAGGCAAGATACCTGTTCTTCTATACTTTGCTAAGGTTCCTGCAGATATTTTCAAGATTGTTCTTGCTTCTTTAGGATTAAACCAGTTCTTCTGAATTAGCACCGGATCCTTTTTCATCAACTCTCTTATTTCCTCAAGTAATTCATACTTGAAGTCTATAAGATCTTGCTTAGTTATTAAGTCTATCTTCATTAGTAAAATGTTACTTTGTCTAACAACTTATGTTTATAAAAATATACTGAATCAACCTGAACAGGTCTTACCTCATCTTTATTAGCAACATGCAGTATAAATTCAGAATCTCTCCATTCATGATGATGTGGAGCATGATACACATGAGGGGTATGTATATAACCTGCTTCAACAACATGACTGTAATCTTCATCATGACACATATGACCTTCAATGTATTCTTTAGCTACTATATATCCAGTAAATGGCTTTGACTCACATGAGTATAAAACAAATACTAATACTATTAAAAACAGTAATTTTTCCATACTACTTCTTTTTAAATTGTTCTAAATAATATCTTGCTGTTGTTTCACTTACAGAGCTAGTATTACTTAAATCTGGATTTGAAATAATAAATTGCATAAAAGCAATTACATCTTCCTCACTATACATTCTTTCTTGTTGCCATTTAGCACCTGCTATCCAATTATCTGTTTTGCATAAATTAGGGTCTGCAAGATTAGCAGCAGCTTCTTCAAGTGTTTCTTGTTTAGACATCATTGTAGAATTAAATATTCTTTCTTCTTTCTTTGCTGCTTCAGTATAAGTAAGTGTTTCTTGTTTAGGTTCTTCTGAACCAAATTCTTCTTCTAAAGCATCATCAAGTTCTTCATGAAGTTTATCCCATTTTTCTTGTTTCATAACTTAAGATTTAATAGCTGCAATAGCCTTTTTAATATCTGTAAAAGGAATATGACTATGTTCATTTACTGGATTTGGATATCCTACTATCTTAAACTCCGGAATCACTGTTCCTCCTGAGTTTACAAATGATACAACTTTGGCCGGTATAACTTTACCACCAACTTTTTTTTCAAAAGCATAATTCTTGTGTACTACAAATACTTTACTACCTATAGTAAGGTCAGTAATCTTATAAGTTTTCTTTGTTGCCATGTTTACATTGTATAAGGTGTTACAGGTTTTAAAAACATTTCAGGATTAATAATATCCCTAGTGTAGTTAACATCCTTGTATTTTTCATTCTCAGGAGTCCATAGACCCATTTCTTCTATCCTCTTAGCTCTTAATGTAAGTATAGAGTATCCAGTAAGGTAAGCATTATCATCATCATTACTATTCAACATAGCATTTAGATTCTTTCTCTCATCTTCAGTAAGATATCCTGTCTTTACTAATAAGTTCATCTCAGATATAAAAATAAATGGTCTGAAGTCTCCTTTTTTGGTACCATGTGCATACATATGCCACAGGTATCCCATATTACTATCTTCTTCTTTTGATACTGCATGATGTTCATTACATATATCAAGTAGAAGATCCTTAATCTTTTGGTCTTTAAAATATCTTATCATGATCTTAAAAATTTAAATACTGCTTTTAGTTTATTGTGTTCATCTATCAACCATTCTGGAGTAAATGTTTCAGCATGTTCTATAATTTGAACTCTTGTGTTAAGAGCTACATCATGGGTAAAATTTACTATCCAAACATTACTAAAATAAAGTTTAAATTCAACACTTACATTCATTTTAATAGTAATATAGCTATATTTATGATGATTATTACTGTTTCTGTAAAACCCATACTTCACAAGCTTCCTACCTATTAATTCTGTTTCTCTAAGTGTCATAACTAACCCTCTATAAATTTATGAAACGCTATCAAACTCTTACACCACTGATGTACAGGACTCAAAATATCTTCATATCCGGTAACAAAATCCTTTGTGTATTTTGTATTTTTTCCAGATAAACTAGCCTCAACTATATAAAAATCAAGGCTGTTAGATGAATGCACTGTTACCTGAACAAACCAGTTATCACCAAGTTTATTGTAATAAAAAGTATTACTCTTACCAATCATTCTAAAGTATCCAAGTGCTTGAGCTTGTTCTTTACATCTTTCTATATCTATTTCTGTCATGCTTCTACAAATTTTACTATTGCCCAATAAACTTTTACTTTCTTTTCAATGCTGTTTACTAGTTCAGGAATAAGAATGTCTTTATCATATACACTAAATTTAAAAGCAACTTGATCTGAAGTAGCAAATTTTACAGTGCAAAAGATCTCATAAGTGCAAAAGATCTCATATTCAGGAGGAGGTATATTTACATTTTCTATTGTTAGATTAATAATATAAGCACCATAATTCCTAGCATAGATACATTTTATATGTGTGCTTTGTAAATTATTATAGACATAAAATCTTCTGATTAACTCATTTACAAAATCATTTTTTCTATTCTCAAACATAACTAAAAGATATAACGGATTGTATTCCAAGGTATTATCTCATCATGTATCTTAACAAACTGTTTAATATAATCAGCTTTTCTATTGTGCTCATACCTAAGATTCTTTCCACCATACTGTGATACTTTTCCTTCTTGTATTTTAGGTACCCATAATAATTCTTCTCCAGGAAGTTTATTAGCTAGATTATACTTGTGTTTATCCTCATTATGAGTAAGAAATATTACTTCAGCTTTTACATTATCAGTATTCCATTTATTAAAAGTAGAATGTCTGTTGATTATATAAAACAAAAACTCATACTCTACAAGCCAATTATCATGAACTATTACTGGACTAAAATTTAAGTGAACTTCATATCCTGCTCTTAAAAACAAGTATATAGAATTTAACCTTTCATCAAGAGAACTTGTATTAGGTTCAAGAACTTTTCTCCATTTCTCCGGCATAAGACTAAATCTTACTCTAATCTTACCTTCTGGATTAAACTTCAATAAATCATGATTTACATACTTAGTAGCAAATGAACCCATAGCAAGTGGATGATCTCTAAAGAACTCAAACACAGTTTGCCAATTCATTTCCTTGGCATGCAGAGCCACATCTGTATTACCAATTTGTTATCCTATAGGCTCTTTATCCTATAGCTCTACACTTTCATAATTGTTATATGTGTAGTTCAGACTATATCATCATGTAAATTAATACATGCCCCACGCTCGTGTCACTTTACCATCTTCAGCATTACCTGGTAAGATTCCATGTGTTAGTCGTTGAACCTTCAATGCATTTCTGCAAAGCTTGGCTGCTGATTATCTACTTCTAGACTTTCCAGCAATTCATGGGGTTTAACATCTAAAAAAGATGTGGCCATAATTTCCATTACATTATTTTTATCAATTTTATTATCAAATGCTTCAGTATATCCACCAAACTTCTTTCCCAAATACTTATTCTTCTTAAACTTTTTAATAATGTATTGTTCTAGGTAATAAGCTTGATAAAGAGGTAGGTCTAATACTTTTAAAATTTCTATATTAGCACAGTTAAATCTTGATTTAACATATTTGCCTTTATACAAACCAATTTTATAAGCATTATAATCAGGAAGATAAACAAAGTATAATTTATAAGATACAAATGGGGTCCTTAATACAGTAGTAGTATTTATACCTTTATTATCTTTATAAAAATTATTACATGTTCCACACATATAAATATCATGTAATTTTCTACAATACTCGGTATTGCAAATATTACATTTATACTTAATTGGTGTTAAATAATTTACATAGCTTGTTATTGCTGTAAAATTATACTTCTTACACAATGTGGTTAATCTGGTTTCATGATAAGATGATGTATTCCTAGTAGGAATTTTACCTTTTTGTTTAAGTGTACTCCAAGTAGTTTTTGTTAAAAACTCTAAAGTTTTATGTTTAAACAATAAATGTGTTTTAGCATCTTTATACTCATTAATCCATTCAAATTGTTGATCTTCAGCTATCTTATTAATAAGACTGATAATTTGTTCTTTTGTAAAAAAATTCATATACAAATATATAAAAAATTACATAAAGATTCAATGTAATGATGACATTTAATTTAGCCAATGTCATAAGTAATATAATCAGGATGTGTTTGATTAGGTTTCTCCACTGTTGCAAAGTAAACATGTGAATTAATCTCTGTCAGGATATCTAGTGTGTTTTTAGCAATAGACCATCCTTCCGGTTTGTGTCTCTTCATGTAACAATATGTGCATTGATATGCACACCCATGTATAAAAGATGGACTGATGAAGTCCGTTGATCTTCCGGAAGGTCTAATAACCATAGACTTCCTAGTAACCTTTTCTACTACAGACATATTATTCTAGATTTTTATATATACAGCTGATTAGTGCTACATATATTAATTCAAATAGTATTCTCATGACTATTCCATTGTTAGGTTGCTATCAGATAAAATCTCCCGGATCTTATCTCTTAACTTTTCATAAGATTGATATAACTCAGGAGAAAGTTTCTCATTATACTTAACTTCATTTCTAAGATGTTGATCCAATTCCCATATTGCAGATTTCCACTTCCACCCATCTAATGCTACTTGAGCATCAGATGCAGCATCTTCATCTGAAAATTCAATTATAACTTTCATTCTATTCTGATTTAAAGGTTATTTTTATCTAATTCTGCAAGTAAAGCATCTGCCATTTTAACTGACCATTCTGCAAGTTTTTTATTATCTAATGAGTGTCTTTCATTAAGATATCCTTGCATAGCTAACCCAGCAAAGTATTCTCTTTTGGTTAATCCCAAATCTACTCCATCTGACCATCTAAAATTTTCTGCTTGACCTAATGGGAATGCTGGTTTTTTTCCATTTTCCATATTACTTAATTTTAAATAAATTCTTTTACCCAATCACTAAACTCAGTATCTGCATACAATTGACCATATGAGTTTCTTCCAGGTTCCGTCCAGTTAATAATTCCTGTAGTAAGTTTATGAATCTGACTATCTTTCTGACAAGCAATACGAAAGTATTTATGACCATAGTTACCACTTTCAACACCATTAATTTTAGTCTGATAGATTTTACCATTCTTAGACAAATGACTTCCTCTATGTTTATGGGGTTGAAAATATAAACCTGTAGGAATATGTTTCATTTTATAAAACTTATTACTTTCCATATTACTTAATTTTTTCTAGTGAATAACTATTTAAGATTGAATCTTTGTTTACAAATACATTATGACCGGTACTTGGATCTCCTGCACCATCAGTATCTATAAAATCAAAATTTCTTAAATCTCCAAAATATGTATCAAATGATTCATTTTGCCAGGTAGCTTTCTCACTAGCTTCTTTTAATGCAGCTTCTACATGAAGTTTAGCAAATTCAATCATACACTTAATAGCATTTTCTTTTGTTGAAATGTAATCTCTATTTAACATTTCTTCTGCTGTTGGTAATTTAGTTTCCATATTCCTTGTTTTGTTTTAATTGATAGTCCTTTTACATTATTTCCAATTGTACTAACTCTTATATTAAAATACTGAGCTGCTTTTGACATACTTTCAAATTCCATTAATAGTTCACCTGATAAAGAATACAAACTAACTGCTTTATTAGCTTTAAGACTTATTAATTTTTTTGTAGCTTCTGTATGTTTTCTCCCTTTAAGTTTATTAATAGTTTCTTGAGAAAGTTTGGTTCCTAATTTTAATTTTCTATTAATTTCATTAGTTTTACTTCTATGCTTATTCAAAGTCTGTCTATGAAATTCTTTTAATGAATCTGGCATAATAACTCCTTTTGAACCTTCACCGCCATCAGTTAAATTTACTAATGAGCCTTTATTTAGGTCTCTTCTTCCAAACATTTTTATTAGTTCAATTTCTTTAGTACAAGCTTCTTCCCAAGATAGTTTATCTTCTATTATAGTAACTGTATAGGAAGTTTTATTGACTATATTTTGCCAAAACTTGTTTCTCCCTGTTTTTTTGTAAGCTCTTTTGTAAGTTTTACCACTTCCAATTCCAACGTAGAACACTTCATTAGTGTCATTTCTAGTATGTTTATATATGTATGCCATATTATAAAGATACTAATTTTTATTGAAAATGCTGTTGGTATCTGTTCCATACTACTTCTTTTTTTGTTCTAAATAATCAATGATAAAACCAATAGCAACTAGTATATTCATACCACAGGATGCTATTATTTCATGAATATCTTCATATATAGTGGACATCAAATGTACATGACCTACCATCCAAAATGGTACAGATAAGTTTTGGCTTATCCATACCACTAGATATTTCAGAAAATGTTTCATTTGGTATTCTCAATAGAGAAACTGCCACAAAGGACATATCCTTTTTCAGTTCCATCTCCACAACCACAATTAGCAAAGAATGTAATGCAGTTTCCTTCTTGCTGATAAGAATCAGTATAGTATGAATTCCCTCTGGAATCAATTATCTCATACTTCTTATCACCACTGTTAGCACAACTTGTAACTGCAAGTAATACCAGTATTGCAAATAACAACTTCTTCATCACTTAATGTTTAAGAATGTTCCTGATCCACCGGCAACTGTTGTAGGAAGTTTACCATCCCACTTCTGAGCTTTTAAGAATTCAACATATAGAGCACTAATCTCCTTCTGTTTCAATTTCATAGCTAATGCAGATGCCTGAGCATCAATAATAACTTTAGCTGAATCTCCTTTGGCAATAGCAATCTTCTCTTGAGCTTCTGCATCAGCAACTAATTTGCGCTGCATAGCTGCTTGAGCTTCTTGAACTGCTTTAGTTTTAGATTCAATTGCTTTCTGTAATGATGCTGGAGGTATAATATTAGTTCTTAATTGACTTACTATAAACCATTTAGCTAATCTTTTATTACACTCTGCAATTATTGCTGCTTCAAACTCCTCACGCTTATTAAATATGGCATCAACCTCCCATTTATTAGCTACATCATTTACTGAAGATACAATAGCATTCATTAACCATCCTTGCTCTATCTGTTTTATATCCAATCTTAAATTCTCAAACATATCACCAATAGCACTTGACTTAAGTGAGTAATTAAAACTTGGCTTAATAGTAGCTGCAAATCCTCCTTTGGTTATTACTTGTTGATTATTATATTCAATATGTTGTTGGAATGTAGGAAACTCTAACATTTGTTCTGTCCATGTGTTATACATCACCCAACCTGTTTTATACTCATAATCAGATACACCTCTCTTATCACCAGTAAGATTTACTTTGATACCTACATGCCCAGCGTCCACACGCTCAATAGCAAAAGGTTGTATCAAACCAATAATTAAAATAACAGCACCAATTATGATACCTCTCCAAGCAGCCCATTGTACTGCTCTACCACTACTTGAATTCTGTTCTTGATAGCTCATATCAGAATACTTACCAAAATTTGGGATTGACATTATAGCTCCTACAATAATCCCTACTAATACTAAAATAATTGTTACCATGATCTTCTTCTTTTTAAAATTCTTTCTAATAAATTAACTGTGCGGACAATGCAATATCCTACTAGACAAAGCAATACCACGGTTGCAAGCAATTGCAAAAACCCATTCAATTCTCTACTAAGAATGTACTCTCCATAAAGGGTAGAAACTATACCAATTCCAAATAAGTATAGTAACACTGCTACCCACAGTTTCCAAGTTCTAGTCCCCTTCTTCATTATTGACCCCCTTCTTTTTCTTCACGGGCTTGTCCGTAGTGTGATGAGAACTTTTTACTTGCTTGTTCAACCTTTGCAATCTCTCCTGAATTCTCTGATTGACTAAGGACTGATCTACTTTTCTCTTGTTGTCGCTCATATTCTTGCCAGTTATAAATTTCTAACTCTTTCATTCTTATCACATCTCCAAGTGTCATACCCTCTGGTATTCCTCCATTTTCTTCCATAATTTGTATACATACTTCTTTCATTCTTCCCATAACTTTAAACTTTTTTCTAAGAATAATTTAATTGTTGTCCTTATGTCCTTATGACCAAGAATTGATCCAGCTGCTTTTAACTTATTGTATAACTTTCTTTCTAAGTCTAGTTCTACTCTAACAGCTCTCCCTGTTCTTACATATTTTTCTACTGAATTAAAGTCAAATGGAAACATCTGAGCATATACATAGACATTCTTGTTATAAGCTTTATCATTTTGAAATTGTATGGCTAATCTTTTGTTATAGTTAACCATATCTCTTTTAATTCCAACTGCAGTAGCAATTTGATGTTCAGTCATCATAAATTTATATGCAAGAATACCAATTAAATAACTTCTTTGATCAACAAATACTCTAGTACGGGGCTCATGAAATACATTTTTTAATGCTTGTATAGCATCATCCTTTGTATAACCATCCATATTTAAATTAATTCTAGGTCTGCAGAGATTTCCTCTACTTTTTCTTCTTTTAATGCTTTTGCTAAGAATTCAACTGGAAGAAACCTTTCTGCATTATAATACTCATAAGGAAAAGACTGTTCAGATAACTGTACTTCTTTTAGTTTATAGCCAAACTTACCTGCTTGCAAACCCATTTTAGAAATCTCCACTACTGTATATACAGTACCTTCAGTTATCCATTCATAGGGTGAGATCTTTTTTGGTTTATTACTACTATCAATGCATATTACTTTGAACATAATCCTTAATTTCTGATTTTATATCTAAACCATCAAAGTTAGCTTTAATTTGAAACATTTCCATATAATCACCACTTTTTACTGTGCACCTACCCGTATTATGAGCAACAACAGCACACTGCTCAGCTTGTAATCTTTCATGATCACAAAATCTGATCAAGCATGCCATTATATAATCATATGAGTTGAGGTCATCATTATATATAACTAGCTTGTGTGTTCTTGACTCTTCCATATTACTAATATAGTGAAATATTAAAATCTTTCCAAATAATTTTAGTTTGGTCAAAGTTCTCCAAGGCTTCTTTAACCCATTTTTCATCTATTGAATCCATATAACATAGTATGTGGACAATAGCCTTATCATCTGGGTTTAACCGCAATAGCCTACCTCTAGGCATAAATTTGTCCAACAAAAGCTTTTAATGTTGAACTCTTACATTTCTGTAAGGATTGGACTATATCTTCATTTGCATATACCAGTTTATAACCGGCAACTTCTTTATTCATTTTAAGCATGTTAGTAACACAACTCTTAGATAGTTTAGTAATAAAAGTTACTTCTTTTACAGACTCAGTAATATTTAATATTACATTTTCAGTATTTAGTATTAGTACAGGTTTACTTGTTGAATTTTGTAGACCTAACTTACCTTTCATCACATTATTTTCTAATTGTCTTTTGCTTAGTGCTTTTTTCTGAGCTTCAGTAATATTTATTTGAGGAGTGACCGGATACTTATCAAATGGCTCACCATGTATTCTCCATACATAACCAAATGCTGTTCTTCTTCCATGTTTTCCTTTTGTAACAGCTGAAATTTTTCCATTGTGTTTTTCAGTTCCTGTTACTATTAATGAAGCTTCTGACAAACTCTTAAATACATTAAGTAAGTTACCTTGCAGATCATACTGATCCACTTTATATCTTACTTTATCTAAATACTCTTCACTAAATTTATAATCTCTAATTCCATCACCACCTGCTGTACAATTAACTAAGTTAGTATATAACTTAATAGTATTGATCTCAGCTTGTTTTACTTCTTCAGAAGAGTTAAATTCAGCTATTAAAGATATTATAGGTTTAATCTCTCTATCTAAAAGAGATTTAATCCAACAATGTCTATAATGTCTAGATTTTTTATTTTTAAAAGCCTGTTTACATGATGAAATGTGTCCAGATAATCTTGTAGATAATTTTTGTTTTGTTATCCCAATATATCTAACTCCTGTTTCATCACTTAATGAATAAAGTTTGTATTTTGTATCTTCCATATCTTTGTGTGTTATGCAAAGTAAAGGTAGATAAAAATATTTAATTATACAAATGTCCCCCGTTTCCATGTAATAGCTAGTTACATGTACTCTATTTCTAGATAGTCTCTGAACCTTCATAAGCGGACTGCTTAAGCTTGGCTGCTGATTGGCATATAATATTAAAAAAAGTATAGTGTCGGCTGAACCCCCAAAACGGTTGGGCACCACACCCCATTCACCTTATAGGAATTGAACCTATCCACCAACACTATACATGAGGATTCGAACCTCCACCTTTTTTAATATTACTTAGCTTTCCAGACAATTAAAGGGATTTAAAGAGAACAGGTATGTTTATCCTCTGTGCAGCTTTCCTTTCATTACCATATGCATGCATAATAATACCCTGTTTAAGATTAGGAATGTTCACACCCTCATTCAACTGTAGTACAGTAGAGAGCTTGTCTATTTTTCCTTCCTTGAACATGAGTAAATTATCCTCAGACTCCTTATTACCGCTGTGATAGCTGTATTCACACAATCTGTCAGCCTGAGCTTGAGTATTAGCAAATATTATACACTTAGTCTGGATACTTTCCATTAGCTTTTTAGTATATAACTCTTTACTTGGATACTCCATCATAGCTTTCATTCTCATCACTCTGAGCATATGCATGTTACCGGAACCTACATCAATCCTTCTAGACCAGTAAGTATAGTTATCAATCTCAGATGCCATATACTGTCTGTTGCCAGTTTTGACCGGAAACACTTTGTTATGTGTCAGCTGTAACTGATGCACTACTATCTGGTAATCATTTAGTATTCCATTCTCTACAGCATCATCTGCTTTGAATGTATATACTACAGGACAGAACTCATTTACTAACTTACCCTTCTCTGAATAATCACGCTTAGGTGGAGTACCAGTTAGACCAAGGATTTTACCTTTGTATAACTGGAGGAATCCCCGGTGACTATCCAGTAGACTATGCATCTCATCCAAATAGACAGCATCATAATCATTAGGATTGTGTTTGTTCAGACTTAAGTAAGTAGTGAATGTCATTCTACCTAATAAATTTTCTTTACCAAATTTCACAGCATCATCTTTCCAGGACTGGAAGATTGCCTTCTTTGGTGCTACTACAAGACATCTCATTAGTGGAGTAGTATTGAGTTCCATGTGAGTAAGACCAACTAGAGTCTTACCGACCCCTGTAGCCAAAACAACAGAACAAGTTCTCTTACCATTAGTAGCCTCTAATGCTTCTCTTTGAATGTCATTTTTGTTCATATAATAAATTAATTTTACAAGAGTCTTGTCCCTAATAAATAAGAAGATTTCATTCTATTCTGATTTATACGATTCAATCTCTGTAATTATCAACCCTCTTAAATCAAGTTTATAATCCTTAACCTTGTCTTTGTTTTGAATGTTTTTTGCCCATTCTAAAATCTCATTAAGTGTTGTAAACTCATTAAATACTTTTTCTTGCCAAACATTTCTCCATTCGCTTTCATTTACTTGAATGGTTTTCTCAAATTTTACTAATATCATTCTATTCTGATTTAAAGGTTAACTGTTTATTTTTTCTTTGCCATTCTTTACCATCTCTAAATCCTTTTAGGTATTCTTCTGCTTTTTCTCTTCTTTCAACTTCCTTGGCTTGGTTGATGAGTATTAGTACATATTCTTTTGTAACTACAACAAGATTTGAAACCTCATTTTCTAGCCACTCTGTTGCTGTTGTTTCTTTCATTTTAATTTTATTATTTTGGATCGTAAGTAAAAAATGAACTTTTGTTCAACTCTTCAATAAATTCTTCCTCTGATAATTCACCATCATACCCAAAAACTACTCCTGCATAGTCATGTAAGTTGTTTTTAATGGGAGTAGGTAAAAAATCTTCACACATTGGATATTGATCATCTCCTTCTCCTAGCTGTATTATTACCCAAAATTTAAAACCGTCTGGTTCAGCAAACTCATCAGATTGAGTATCAAATATAAACCAATTTTTCATTATGTCAATTTCACATTGATTTTTAATAGCCTCAACTGCCTTAAATTGGTCCTTTGTTAAAACTTTATTCATATTCTTTTGTTTTTTAAGTTAATTATTTTACCAGTACCCAATGCAACACTAGATCTTTGTCTACCTTCAGTAGCTTTGATTGCTTCTTCTTGGACTTCTTGCCTATTCATATTTTTTTAAGTATTAAACACCCATTCTCATCAAGTTTTGGTACTGATTTATAGGTTGTAATTTTATCTCCACTACCCTTAACCCCTTTTACTGCACCAATAACTTTAGTTTTATCAACTACTTTTTCCATCTCAATCTCAACTTCAATTTCTGTTGGTTGTTGGATAGATGTGATAGCCATATCCATTCTGTCTAATTCTGAAATAGTTTTTCTGTCATAATTTGCAAAATTAAATATAGCTTGTTTAACATCCTTCAAAGTAAACACCTTGTCTTTATTCAACTCCAGTGCTTTGTTGAAGCCGTAAACTATTCCATCTTTAATTCCAAAACCATGACTAGCATTTGATACCTCTAACGGATGATCCTCAGCCAACTTCTCAACATCAACTATACCAAATATTTCATCACAGTTTTGTTTGGATAGTTTTTGTTCAAATTCATCATCAGGAATTAAAGAGGCTTGAACAGCTTCTGAATTTTCAGTTCTTGAAAGAAGAAAGTAGTCATAATCTCCTCTATGTTTTAAAATTAGTTTTGCTTTCATATTTATTCTAAATTAAATTAAATACCTTTTTCTGTATAAACTGATTAGCCTCAGATACATCTGTCATAGCTTTAATAGTAGCAATATTAGCATCAATATTCAACAAAGTTGCTTTATGATCATAATTCTTACCACCATAAGCCTGTATAAATACTCTCAAAAAGTTATGCTTAACCCATCTGTCAGCTTTACCAATCTTTATAAACAAATCACTAAAGTCTTTACACATAACTTCAGAATTAGGGTTAGTAACTCTAAACTTACCGTTCTTTATTGTATCACTTATAGAAGATGACAATACAGAAGTATCTGTATTATTACAAATACTAGCAATCATTAATGGTTCTAAGTTATACAAGTTCTTAAACTTTTTCAGTGTAAGATAATCTGGATGAACATACAACCAAGCATTCACATAGTCCATAAGTTTCCAAGATTCAGATGAATTGTTATAAAAAGCCATTTTTGCAACAATATCTTCCTGATCTACAACTTCAATATACTCATATCTAACTGGAATACCTTCCCTTTGACAAGCATGTAATAAATGCTGACCGTCAATAATATAAGTCCTTAATACACCATCAATACAAGCTGTCTTAATACATATAACTTGTCTAGTTAGACCCATTGCTCTTATACTCTGAACTAGTAACTCTACTTGTTGAGACTTGATAACTCTGTTCATTGGTAAATAGTTAAACAATGTATAATCTGTTGTAACTGCAATTTGAATAAATCCTTTTTTCATAATCATAAATTTTTAAATCATTAATAAAATCATTTTAACCATCCCATGGTCCTAGCATTTGCTGGGTTCTCATGGATCATGTTGTGATCTGCACGGCAGACCGCAAACCATGTGCTTTGAACTAAGTAAAAGGCATCTCTATTGCTTCCTGCAAATGAATGATGGACATCTGTTGCATAATGAGTGCAATTGGGTCCTTTAATCATGCATAGTGGATTCTCAGTAAGATACCTTTGTCTTAGTTTAGCATACTCTGCATCTTTCTTTGCTCTTTTAGAAGAAACCTGAGGGATTTTATAATCAGTTGGTTTCTGTGAACTGTCACTATTAATGGCTTTTTGGCAACTCCAGCAATATTTACAGTATTTGAATCCCTCATGGTTCTTCCATATCACGG